ATGAGCATCTTCGTTGCCAATGCTTTGGCGCTGGCGCCTCGTCTGATCGGGATGAAGCTCCTGGTTGACGGCGTCGGCGGGACTATCGTGGAGACGGAGGCCTATCGTCCGGATGATCCGGCCTCGCACAGCTTCCGCGGCCTCACCAAGACCAACGCGGCCTTGTTCGGGCTCCCTGGCCATGCGTACGTCTACCGGTCCCATGGCCTGCACTGGTGCTTCAATGTCGTGGCGGAAAAGCACAGCGCGGTGCTGGTGCGCGCTCTGGCGCCCGAATTCGGCATCGACCAAATGATCGCTCGGCGGGGGACCATGACCGGCCTGTGCAACGGGCCCGGTCGCCTCACGCAGGCGCTGGGGATCGACGGCTCCCACGATGGTCTGCCGCTCGACAAGCCGCCGTTCGAGTTTCTCGACAGGGTCGAGGAGCCGGACCTTATCAAGGGGCCGCGCATCGGCATCACGAAGGCGATGACGGAACCCTGGCGGTTCGGATTGGCGGGGTCTCCTTACCTGAGCAAGCCGTTCGGCTAGCCGAACGGCTCAGTCGGCCCCGCGTGATCCGAGCGTCCTGCCAAGCCTCCGGCGTGCGCGTCGAGGATCCTGCTCCACGCGTGTGCCGCGACGGAGCGGGGGACGGTGCGGTGCGGCCTGTTGGCGTGCCGGAATGCTTTTGCTAGTTTCCGCCCGCGCACCGCGCCGCCGCAAGGCCGGTCGGGCCTGTAGCTCAATGGTTAGAGCCGACCGCTCATAACGGTCTGGTTGCAGGTTCGAGTCCTGCCGGGCCCACCAATTATTTCAATGACTTGAGGCATCTTTTACGGTCTTCCCTCGGGTTGCGTTGAACCTGAAATCAGCTGGAAGCGACGATCCGTGGCTTAGTGAAGTCCAGCGACGCGGCGGCCTTACGGAGATGCTGAGGCGAGAATCGCGCATAGACGCGCCGCGTGATCCTGCTGTCCTCATGGCCGAGGTACTGGGCGATCTCTTCCATGTCGACGCCGTCCTCTGCCATCCACACGGCGGCCGTGTGCCGAAGAACATGCGGGCTTACGCCTGTCAGCCCAGCCCCCTTCACCGCGGCGTTGAAGCCTGTCTTGATCGATGCAACCGGCTCACCATTCCATTCGACCACGTGATCCGTCCTCGCGCCGGCACGCGCCTCTTGCAGGGCGGCCATCAACGTCGAATTAATCGGCACCGTCGCCCGTCCTTTCCGGGTCGACGACTCTGGAAGAGCCAATCGGATCTGCTCCCGGTGGAATTCGATGCGGTTCCACGTGAGGTCCAGAACCGCCCCCACGCGCGCGGCAGTCGTCAGCAAAAGGATGATCGCCAATCGGATATGCGGCGCGACCGCCGCATCCAAAAGCCGGTTGGCCTCGTCGCGTGTCAGAAAGCGTTCCTTCGGCTTTGGCTTCGAAGGGCGTTCAATCCGGGGCGCATGCTCGATCAGCTTGTTGCCGGCCGCCCAGACCATGACGGTGCGCAGGTGACCCATCTCGGTCCAGATTGTCCCGTCCGCGGTTGCCCCGCGCTTTCCTGTGACGCGGCGCTTGCGCACATACTCGCGACAGAGTTCGACCGTGATGTGCTTGGGCTCCAAATGGCCAAAGGTAGGCTTCAGGAACGGCCATTCGAACCCCATGGAGCGCGTGACGCGCCTGCCTTCCTTTTCCTTCAGGTAGGCATCCCATAGCTCCTGCACGGTTACGCCGTCGTGCTTGGTGAGCCCGAGGACGAAGGACGCTTTGGCTCGCTCGGCCTCCTGGCGAGTGCTCGCCTCAAGGCGGAAGCGTTTCCGTTTCCCGTCTTCCCACCATGAGACGACCCATCTGTCATTGAGCCGCCCGAGCTTATATTCTGGGTCTGGCATCGCTCGTATTCCTCCACCGCAGAAGCGGGAATCCTAAGCAGGCGCCCACCGAGCCGGAAGTGGCCAAGCTGACCGTCCCGGATTAAATTGCGGACGTGCTTCTCGGAGCAGCCCCACCGCTCCGCTACCTGCTTCGGTACCAGCGGGCGGTCGACGTTCATGTTTTCGGCTGTGAGGCTCATGGCGTCCACCACCCCCACCCGACAAGCCAGTCGATCCAGCCACCTCTCAGCGCTTCAATGATGAGCAGGATAGGGATGGCGAAGACGAGGCCGATGGGGTCGAATCTGCGAGGGTACCTCATCGTGCCGCCTCATCAGCGAGGGCGGGGGCTGCTTCCCCGATCGTCTTTGCCTCGGGATCAATGCCAAGCTCGCGGCAAAGCCGGAACGAGTAAGTCGACCCCAGTCCGAACAATTCGCTGGCCAGCACCCAGTTTGGCGAGCGCTGGAATTTTCGCTTGCAGATGCGCCGGGCGTTCCTGAGGATGAGATGGAAGCTCCTGTTCGCCATGCATTCGTTGAAGCGGGCAGTTTCGACCGCCGCCCTCTCCTCGTCGGACAGCAAGGTCATGGCGTGGGCTCCCTGTGCGCGGCAAGGATCGCCTGGCCGATCAGCTCGGGAATCTGCGGGACGACGGAATTGCCAATGGCCTTCAGTCTGGCAACGTCCAATTTGGAGGGAGCCCCATTAACCACTCGCTCCACATCGGGTTCGGAACCCCACCAAGCCAACGATCCAGGGACACGCTCTTGTTCGTCTCGAAGTTCAGCGCCTCCACCGAGGTGCAGTTGCGGCGGATGTGGTCGGATGAAGTCGGCGTAGGAACGGAATGCGTCGCCTTCCCGGTGAGCGATGATCCAGAGCCGGTCACGACGGTGAGGCGCGCCAACATGGGCAGCGGGTATGCAATGCCACTCCGCATCATAGCGGATCTCAGAGAGTGCCCCGAGAAGCGTTTCCAATCCGCGAGACCGAAGCTTTGAGACATTCTCAAGGATGACGACCCTTGGACGAAGCTCGCTGATAAGACGCATGGCATGGCGCCACAACCCGGTGCGCTCCCCGTCGATCCCCGAGCCTCGCCCTGCGATGGAGACGTCCTGGCAGGGGAAGCCGCCGCAGATAGCGTCAACGGCAATTCCGTCTGCTGCGAGTCGGACGGCAGTGAGTTCTCTGACATCTTCATAGATCGGAGTATCCGGCCAGTGCTTGCGAAGGACGCGGCGGGGGAAGGGCTCGATCTCGCAGAAGGCGACGGTCTTGAAGCCTCCGGAGCGTTCCAAGCCGAGCGAGAAGGCCCCGATGCCGCTGAACAGGTCGAGGAGGCGAAGGGGCTCACTCGGCATCGACCCCTCCCATCTCAGGAGCGGCCGGGGCGCTCAGGGCGGCACGAACCCTTGTCAACGCATCCTCGACGAGACCCGGCGTTTCGTGTGCCGTATCTGGAGTGCTCGCGTCCGGCATCCGAATAAAGCCGAGCGCGCGGCCGTTGGTGATGAACTGATCGGCACGCTCTAATGCCGCCTCGGCTGTACGCAGCGCACCTAAGGCCCCCGCCAGCTTCGCCTCGGCAGCGGTGAGCCTATCTTCCAGATCTGTCGAGCTCGCCTGCTGTGGATTGCCGCACGCCTTGTCGTACAGGTTGAGGTAGTATTGAGCCGCGCGGTCGGCCTTTTCAACCTCCCCCCTCAACCCTTCAATGGTCTCGCCGTCCTTGTCCCGCGAGGTCTTGAGCTGCGTGTGGGCCTTCTGGAGGTCTTTGAGGCGGGTGGCGGCTTCGTCTCGCTCTTGGTCGATCACGTCGAGCAGGCTCTCGAAGCAGTCCCGAGGATGCGACCCGGTGTTGCCGGCCAGGATGCTGGCGCGCCAGCGGTCCCACTGCTGCATGGTCTCTTCGGACAGGTATGGCTTACGGAGCCGCCCCACCAGATCATCCTGCGCCACGCCGGGGGAGGGCTGGGGCTTCAACTCGTGCAGTTTCTGGTCGGCGCAAGTCAAACAGATATAGCCGCCGAGCCAGTCGACGCGCAGAGGGGTGGTTTTGAGCTCGCCGCAGCAACCGCAATTGGTTTGTTGTGCGTCAGCCACCCCGCTGGCGTCGGCTGCGGGTGGGGAGAGTGCGGACAGGATGCGACGCTCATAATCTGCTTGGGCAGCAGCTTTGGCGTCGGCCAAGGCGAGATACTCTTCCGCCGAATCGTCATCATCGCTCAACGGCCGCTCGCCGGGCATCCAATACGAGGCCGTCTCCGTATCGAAGCGAATATAATACTGGCACATCTCGGTGCCATGCCCGAGCCACGCAGTGCCTTCCGGCCCGTCAGGCTGCTCCCACTCCAGCGGCTTGACCTTCACCCGTACAGGCTCAGCCGGGGCGGCGGGGCGGGCCTTGAGTGCATCGGCAAGTAGATTGGCCGTGCGCTCAGACATGCATCGAGCGATCGGAATAAATGGCGTCGACGTCTCGTCATCGATACCCCATCCGTCCCAAAGCCTGAAAACGCGAAGCGAGGCCGCCCCCACAGGCTCAGCCGGGGCGGCTGGGCGGGCCTTGAGGGCGGCTGCGATGGCGCGCGCATCTTGTTCACGCCAGACCCGGCAAACCTCGCGGCCTTCGCTAAGCGAGACGACGCCATAGTCGCAGCAGTCAGCCGGCGTGTCCTTGCAGATGCGTGCCTCGTATGGCCCGCTTGTCTCAGGGCGCACCACCACATCATCGGGCAGGGCCGGCATCTCGGGGCGGAACAACGGGAACACATCTGGCGGCGTCAGATCGCGAATGGCGTTGTAGACTTCCAGCGCGCATTGGCCGGAGTTCCATTCGTCGACCCCGTAGAATTCTGGCAGTTGGCAAGCCCTGACGCGCGCCGCTTCTGGCAGGCTGTTCCAATCAGGTAGGGCCGCGGCCGCCGGCACCTCGAGGGCAGGCCACTCAGCGTCGCATGCTAGGCAACGTTTGCCGCCGTGCTCATCATATCGATGATGCGAGGGGTGGCACCCGCACAAGTCAGCCGGCACCTCGGGCGTGGGCGTGTTCATGGCTGCGCGCTCTTTGTCTCGTCTGATGGCTTGGCCAAAGGTGGTCCGCTCGGAGCGGCTGAGAAGGTCGTTGCTCATTGGCCCACCCCTCCCGTTTCTGGCTGCGCGGGGGCGGTTGCTTCTTCCGCCTTCTTTCGGTCAATGGCGCCCTGATAAACGCAGTAGGAAACCCAGCCTATAATTAAAGTAACAAAGAAGAGCGCGAGCGACTTCCAATTATTGCCGTTAATCAAAGCCCCTGCCGCGCCAATAGCACTATGGAGCGCATAAACGGCAGACATCCCGGAAAACCATGCGCACTGCAAAGACGATGGCATATACACGTCGCTGTCACGGCTCATCGCGGGCTCCTGTCGGGATTATCTGCACGTAGACGGCCTCGGTGGCGGTGATGCGGCTATTGCGCGGGCTCATCGCACATCACCCACGCGGTGTTCGGTGGTGTCGGGCTCGGGGGCCGGGGTGCGGGTGGCCAGCCATTCCGGAAGGATGATGAAGGCCGCGACGGACAGGCCGGAGCCGACGACCGCGGCGAGAGCCAGAACCTTGATGTCGATGCCGGTCACGCTACAGGCGGCGCATAAGCCCGCGCTGATGAGCGCTGTAGCGCCAAGGCCGAATGCTAGGGAAACGGCGGCTTCACGGAAAGGGCGGGGCACCATCGCTCAGCCCTCCGCAGTCTTGGCGAGGGACAATGCCAGCCGTTCAACGGCCACTCGGCTACCGTCGGTGTCCTGAATGTAGCCGCGGCCGTCTTTCATCGAGCCGACGCGGTATTCAAGAAGGAGGTCGATCGCCCCCACGAGGTCAGCTATCAGCGCCTCTCTGGGCCGGGCATTCCATTCGGCGACGCTTCCTGCTGACCCGCCGCAATCATCGCATGCCGGGCCGCTGACGCCGTCACCGCGTAGCCAACCTTTCGGGTCAATGCTTGTGCCATTACAGAAAGGGCAGGGGAGAAGTTCAGGCTTGCCCATGATGGGGCTCCCAATGAAGAGATGAGCGGGTGGGGCGGCTACTTGTTCTTCTTCGGGTCTCGCGGGTCGACATAACCGTCGACGCGGCATCTTTGGCCGGGCAGAAGAATTGAAGCGTGAGCGTTAGGCCGAACGCTGTAACAGCGGGGGCATTCGACGCCGACGCGCTGGCGGTAGTCCTTCCGGGCGTCTCTCTTATCTCGATAGAAGTCACCCATCTCGCCCATCACGCCGCCCTCATGTTGGTTGAAGTCCGGTAGGTGCCGTGCTCCACCCGGTCACTCACGGGCAGCGAGACGCCCTGATCCTTCGCGACCGTCTCGAACAGGCTGGCGTCGGCTTCGGCCTGCTTCTTGATCTGGTCGGCGATGTATCCCCACAGGCTCGGCGAATAGTTCTCAAGCATCGGGATGCGGCGGCCGTCGATATAGATGCGCTCGACCGAGAGGAACGGATCGGCATTGCCGTCGTCGTCCTCAATCGTGCAGTCGAGTTCGACATCGAGATGGTTGGCCACATGCCCGTCAGGAAGACGAAGCTCGGCGCAGAAGGGGTAGAGGTCGCGCTTGTTGCTCATGGCTCAGTTCGTCCTCTGGAGGAGGGGCTGGTTCAGGCGGCGTCGAAAAGCTTGACGATTTTGTCGACCAGCTTTCGCTCGTGCATCGGGCCTTTGATGACCCACTCGCCGGGGGCATTGCGCGCCGGGCGGATCTGCACTCCGAAACGAGCGTGCGACTGGAGATCCGCGACCTGATCTTCGCGGATTGTGATGATGTGCTTGTACTGTTCACTCATCCTCAGTCCCCTCACATCGCGCCGTGGGTGGCGCCTGGGCTGCTGTGTTCTGTGAACAGGGAGAAACCGCGAGGCCTCTATCCCCGGGAAATTCTCGCTACACTTTGGCAGTAGCCGCCTCTGAGCTCTTTTATTACCGACTGTCTCAGTTCGTCGGGCCGTGCTTTTTCATCAACATGTAATGGCTTGCTATCTGGCGAAGTCCGCTACTTGTTCATCTCGCATCTCCATCGTTGGTCCACTTGGACTTGGAAACGGCTGCGGCCTCGTTCTCGCCGTGCGCCGTGTCAACGCTTATGTTGTAACGCCATGCGTGACATGTCGTCAAGCACAATCGTCACGCCTGACGTGACAAATATTGAGTGTTGTCACGCGGGGCGGGAATCGGCCAAGAAGTTATCGGGGATGTCTTGCGCGCCAATCGCGCACGGCTGCTAAGCCGGTATCACGCGAATGGGGGAGCGTGTTGCCGTCATCGTCGATGAGGCCGGCCTCGATCAGTGCGGCCACGATCTGCCAGACGCGCTCCACGTAACCGGCGTCTTCCTCGGGTGTGCCGGGGTTTTTGAGGCAGTCGGCTTCACATATGGCGCGAGCGCGCGCCTCGATATTGCTGAGCAAGGCATTGTGCCCCTGCTATGCCCTGCCGGGCTTCTTTCTCACAGACGGCAGGCCGCGGATGATGGCCGTTACGGTTGCGCGGTCTTTCTCTTTTATAAGTTCCACGAGGTCGACGATTTCCGCCTCGTCTAGCGCCCCATCCTTGAACGGGTCGACCGTCAGGAGCTGTGTCACTGACGCATTAAGCGCCACGGACAAAGCCTCCAGGATCTCCTGCGTATAAGGCTGCTCGAATTTCTCGATGCGCTGGATATTGGCGTGCGACGTGAGCGGCTCGCCTGGCGCCTTCTCCATCATCCCGGCGAGCTTGCGAAGCGACAGCCGCCGCCGCAGACGCCACTGCTTGATGAAATGCTCGCCGAGTTCTCTGTCAGCCATGCTGCCAGAGTACCGCGAAGCCGTATCGCCGTGGTCACGCCTCACGTGACACTTTGTGCTTGCGCGATGTCACGTCAAGCGTTACAAACGGCTTATGACAACGACGCACCCCCTCATCCTGTACACCGAGCGCACGGGCAAGACGGTCAGCCAGATAGCCAAGGCGGCCGGCTGTAGCCGTATGACCCTCTACCGCCTGGTGAAGGGTGAGCAGAACGCGACGATCGATCTGCTTCAGCGCGTCAGCGCCGCAACGGACGGTGCCGTTACGACAAGCGACTTGCTCCCAGCCGAACAGGTGCGCGCATGACGCGGCTAGGGTCTGGGCTTGAAGGGGAGAACCTCGCAGGTCGTGGCGAGAGCATCGCGGCTCTGCTCCGTCATATCGACCGCACAGTGATACGGGGCGACGATCTTGGCCACGATGACTTTTTCGTAGAGCGCTGTGCCGGGGACATGCTGCTGTGTGCAGAGAACGAACCGGACCATGTCCCCAACAATCTCGATGTCGGCAATTTCGGTCGCAAAAATGTCCTTCACTGGAACCGGTTCCACAACCGGCCAGCCCTCGGCAACCCGTCGCATGGTTTCGCCCCCGGTCAGCAGACAACGTTAGCTGACGAAAGGAAAACTTACAGACATTCTTATGAATTGCACAATCACATGTGTGCGTCACAACCTTCACGCCCTCGTGTTGATGCAACGCCACAAGTAGTTGGCAAATCGATTCAATTTCTGATTGTGGATGCGGTTGCAGCCCCCACCCAGCACGTGGGAGGCGGGCGGTGAGCTACGGCTTCAACTCAGAAGAAACCAGGACTGCACGCAAGGCGCACAAGTGCGAGCACTGCCGGAAGCCGATCGATATCGGCGCCAAATATCGGCGCTCCGCGGGCGTCTTCGAGGGCGGTTTCTATTGTTGGAAAGAGCACTCCGACTGTCACGAAGCGTGGGAAACGCTAAATTTCAGTCGAGATCAACGCGACCTCGACGGTTGGGAAGGGGCGCTACCGCTTTATCTCGACGATCATGAGCCAGAAGACCGCTTGTGGATGCGCGAGGAGTTCCCCGCTGTAGCCGCCCGTCTTGGCTGGGAGGCCGCATGATGTCGGTCTCCATCCTCTCCGCTGCCCCCGCAGGTAGCCGCGAGCGCGCGCCGGCCGTTGGCCTACCGCCCCCCTTGGGCCACGGTCGGCGTCGCGCGCTCCCTCTCGACATAGCGCCTCGCAAGCCGCGCCACGGCTCTGAGCGTGTGGCTAAGACCGGGCCGGTCGACCTGATAGTTCGCTTCGGCCTCGATAATTCCGATGGCCCTGTCCGCGCTACCGTCTGCCAGGACGATTGCGGCCAGAACGAAGGCTTGAGCCTGAACGTCGATCTGCATTCACTTCTGCCTCTTGCTGAGGATATCCCGCACGATCGCGCCCGCCAGAGCGCCGATGTGCACCGTCTTTCTGATCCGGCCAAGGCCTCCCCCGGCCGGTGCCTCGCGGCCCGTCTCGCTAACGCTGATGGCGGGCCGCTCTTTCTTCACCGTGAAATCTCCATGTCCGTTGCTTCCAGTGTTCGCAATAGAACACGGGGTATCTGGATATGGCATCCATCGAGGATGGACAAGTGAGCCACGTAGAGTTCACCACTGACGAAGATTACGCGGCCTATTTGATAGGGCGTCTTGAGAAAGGCGCCGCCGAAAGGTCGGGACGTTCTCGCCAGGAAGTGCGACCGGAGCTTGCCCGAAACATCGGGATAGCGCCGGGAACAATCGAAAATCTTCTTCGGAAGCGCATCAAGGCGATCACAACCAATGTCTACGACGCAATCGTCGCGGCCGCAGACCGCGAGCTGCGCCGCGAGATCGGACGCCTCGAACATGAGCGGACGATCCTTGCGGCGAAAGGTGGGCGCGCTGCTCGCGTCGACCTTGGGAAGGTGGATGCGCATCTTGCGGCGGCGCGTGAAGCGCTCGGAAAGGAGGGATGACGATGAGGCCCCGCCCGATCCGGATCGAAGGTGATCATGCCTACGTCCCCCTTACCCAAGGACTTGAGGCCGTGATCGATGCTGAGGACGTTCCCCTCGTTGAGGGCCGGAACTGGTTCACATGGAAGAACTCCAGAGGCCGCGTCTACGCGCAGCGCCAATCGCGCTTGGATGGGCCCGGTAAGCAACGACAGCGGGTTCTGCCGATGCACCGAGTAATCGTGGATGCGCCGGACGACATGTTCGTTGATCACATAGACGGCGACGGCCTGAACAATAGACGGTCGAACCTCCGAATAGTGACCAATGCACAAAACATGCAAAACCGTGGGAAGCCAAGCAACAACACCTCTGGATACAAAGGTGTCAGCAAGAACCGGACAAGGTGGGAGGCTGTAATTCGGGCCCACGGCCGGGTCAAGTATCTTGGAAGTTTTGGCAGCGCGCTTGAGGCGCATCAAGCATACCTCGCGGAGGCAGCTGTCCTCCATGGAGAGTACATGAATGGAGGTGACAATGCTCGCCCCGAATGACCAGCCACTCTCCGATGCCGCCGCCGGCTTCGCGAAAGATCAGTTGAAGTCCTTCATCGAGCGAGTCGAGCGCTTGGAGGAGGAGATCAAGGCTTTGAACGCGGACAAGCGCGACATCTTCGCTGAGGCGAAGGGTAACGGCTTCGACGTGAAGGCCCTGAAAACCATCCTGCAAATCCGTAGGCAAGACGCCGATCAGCGCGCCGAGCAGGAGGCGCTGGTTGATCTGTATTTGCAAGCACTTGGCATGGTTGGCGCCTAGCGCCCTCGCGTGCACGTGCACGAGACACCGCGGCGCGGGCTGATCGGCCGCCCAGCTTGCGGGATGAAACGCAATCGCCAGGCGGCCTTCACAGGAACGAAGCAATGAATACTCGAAATCAGGGCGCGGTAGCAATCCAGCCCGAAGGCGGTCCACCGGAAGTCCAGATCGACCCGGTGCTCAACATGATCGAGCGCGCCGCTCGCGACGCCTCGGTCGATATCGACAAAATGGAACGCCTGCTGGCCATGCGGGAACGCGAGTTCGTTCGTGTCGCCGAAATGGCATTCAACTCCGCCATGAAGTCGGCACAGGCCGAAATGCCTCAGGTGGTCCGCGACGCCAAGAACGATCAGACAAGATCGCTGTACGCCAAGTATGAGACGATCAGCGAGGCTATCCAGCCGGTCATCACCAAGCACGGCTTCTTTCTCTCCTTCGGCGAGGACGATTGCCCGAAAGAGAACCACATCCGCATCGTCTGCGACGTGGGACACGAAGGCGGCCACACCCGGCGCTATCACGCGGATATCCCGATCGACAACGTCGGCATGAAGGGCAACGCCAACAAGACGGCGACGCACGCCTACGGCTCCACCAAGAGCTACGGCAAGCGCTACCTGAAATGCGACATCTTCGATGTGGCGGTGAAGAGCCAGGACGACGACGGCAATGCCGCCGGCTCCGAGGTAGTGACGGCGGATCAGGTGGGCACGCTGGTCGAATTGCTCGATAGCGTCGGCGCACCCAAGGACAAGTTCCTTGAATGGGCCAAGGTCGAGCGCCTCGCCGATATCCCCGCCAAGCATTTCCAGAAGTGCGTCGCCGCCATCAACTCGTACCAGGGGTGAGCGCCATGGAAGTGTTCACCTTCGAACAGAATTCGCCGGAATGGTATGCGGCTCGCGCCGGCATCCCGACTGCGTCAGAATTTTCGACGGTCCTTGCCGAGCCCAGAGCGGACGGCACACTGTCGCAGGGAGTCGTTGACGCAATGGTCAAGAGCGGCTGTTCCGCGGCGCAGCTTGCGGCGGCGGTGAAGGCCGCGAAGCGAAAGAACAGCAGCCCATCAGCAACCCGTCGCGCCTACATGCTCAAGCTCGCCGGGGAGATCATCACCGGCCTACCGTCCGAGAATTACTCCAATCAGGCCATGGATCGCGGGCACGTCATGGAGCCGGAGGCGCGCGACCTGTATGCCTTCACGCATCGCGCAGATCCGCAGCTCGTCGGCTTCATCCGCAACGGCGACAAGGGCGCCAGCCCTGATAGCCTGATCGGCGACGCCGGTATGCTGGAGATCAAAACCAAGGCGCCGCACCTTCTGATCGAATGCCTGCTTCGCGACGAATTCCCGCCGGAGCACAAGGCGCAGTGCCAGGGCGCCCTATGGGTGGCCGAGCGCGAGTGGATCGACATCGCGGTCTATTGGCCTGGAATGCCGCTGTTCGTGAAGCGTGCCGGCCGTGACGAGCCGTACATCGCCAAGCTCTCCGACGCCGTCGACCAGTTCAACGCCGAACTGGCGGAAGTCGTCGAGCGCGTGCGCGGCTACGGTAAGCAAGCGCGGGAGGCGGCATAGCCATGTCCCGCTTCCTCGCCGTCAAGCAGCTCGGCGTTCTCCGCCCGGTCGATGAACAGGGCGAGGAAGCCATTCGCCACCTAAAGCACGGCGCGATTGTCGAGATCGAGGTGAAGTCCAAGCGTCGGATCAAACACCACCGGCTCTATTGGGCGCTCATATCGAAGGTTTGGGAGAACATCGATCACGATGATTACCCGACCGCCGAGAACCTGTCCGACACCGTCAAGCTCTGCGTCGGCGTGCGGGAGCAGCTGATCCTCCCGGATGGCTCCTTCAGCTTCAAGCCGGGCTCCATCGCCTTCCACAAGATGGACCAGGGCGACTTCAACGAATTCTACGACCGCGTCTGCGACTTGCTTGCGCGCCGGTTCCTGCCGGGCGTGACGAACGAGGAGCTTAAGCACGAGGTCGAACTGATGATTGGAGCGGCAGCGTGAGGAACGAAGTCACCGACGTAGTTATGACCGAACTTGAGGCGAACGGCCTTCATGGGCGGCTGGAACACCGCAGCAAGCACCTCGCTATCGTCTGGGAGCAGGCCGGCAAGTCTCACCAGTATATCTGCCCCGCGACGCCGAGCGACGTCCGCGCCCGGATCAATGCCCGCGGCGATATCCGCCGCATCATTCGTGGTATTTCGTCCGGCGAACCCGACACTAGTAACGTCATTCTGCTGCCGCAGCTCCGCGTTGAGGGTGACGCCGCCCTTACGAATAGCCGCCACGTGGCCGAAGCTTTCGACAAGCGGCACGACCACGTTGTGCGCGATATCGATAACCTACTGAAATCATTGGACTCCCCAGAATTGGGGGGCCGCCTGTTCCGGCAAGCGATGGTCCCTGATGGGTCCGGCATCGACCGTCGCACCTTCGACATGACCAAGCAGGGGTTCATGCTGCTGGCCATGGGCTTCACCGGCTCCAAGGCGATCCGGTTCAAGCTTTCCTTTATCGACGCTTTCGAGGCGCTGGAGCGCGTCGTGTTGACCGGCGGGATGTCCGACGCGCTCGCCAATGCCGCTGGGCGCATCGCCAAGCTGGAAGGCGAGATAGAGGCGGTCACGGACCTTCTGTTGGAGGCGCCTGCGCCCGCGCCGGCCCGCAAGGCGCAGATCATTCGTCCGTCCCTGATGCGCAAGCTTCGGAGGATGGCATGAGGCGCGAATTCAGCAAATCCGTCCGTGTCGCCGCATGGGAGCGCAGCAATGGGCAGTGCGAAGCCTGCACCCGCAAGCTGTTCCCCGGCGATATCCACTACGACCACCGCATTCCCGACGCGCTCGGCGGCGAGCCGACGCTCGAGAATTGCGATGTGCTCTGCCGGTCCTGCCATGGGCTCAAGACCACCAAGGCGGATGTCCCGACCATAGCGAAGGCCAAGCGCATCTACGCGAAGCACATCGGCGCCGACAAGGGGCGATCCAAGTTCGCGTGCTCTCGCGATTCCAAGTTCCGCAAAAAGCTCAATGGAACGGTGGAGCTACGATGATCACCTTGCATCTGCCGTTCCCGCCGTCAGTGAACCGCATCTATACCCGCGGCCGAAATGGGCAGGTGCGCCGCGCGCCGCGCTACATGACCTGGCGCAATGCCGCCCATGGCGAGTTCCTCGTTCAGGAAGGCCACAAGGGGCTGAAGATCGGTGGGCATTTCAACGCGGTCGTCATCTTCGACGAAGCGCGCCGCGGCCGCTCGGATCTGGACAACCGCCTGAAGGCGCTCCTCGACTTCCTCCAGAAAGACGCCCGCGTCATCGCCAACGACAAGGACGCGGATTCCATCTCGACACGCTGGGGCTACGCGCCGGCCGGGTGCACCGTGCACCTGACGCCTGTCGCGGTCCCGCTTTCCATCGCAGCGGAGTGACCGATGTCGGAACGTTCCGAGAATCTCGCCTATGCCGCGCAACTGTTGGCCGAGTCCGGTCACCGGAAGAACGGCCCGCTCTATGCCGGCGTGATGCTTTCCAACGGCAGCATCATGATTTTGGAGATCCGCAGCCGCCGTCGGGCTCGCCAGCCCGCTTCGCGCCGGCTTGAGGAGGCCGTGAAGTCTCGCGGGTTCGGCTTCGCATCCTGCACCACCAAGGGCGAGATATTCAGCACGCTTGGTGCTGCCGGCGCGCTCCGCTCGTCTCCGCTGACAGTCGAATATGCGGAGGCCGCGGAATGAGCGAGACATACAGCCAACCCACGATTCCACGCCTCGCCTGGCAGGATAGAAACCAGCCCAAGCCGCGCCTGCGTGTCGTCGAACAGAAGCAGCCCGTCACCGATCGCCCTCCCGGCCGTTGCGAGTTGGTATTCGAAGACGAGCAGATCGGCGACATCAATGCCGTGCTCCGCCACCAGCGGGAGATCCGCCAGCGGTTGTTTGGCGAGCCGGGGCGCCCCGTCATCAACCGAGCCCGCCTGCGTAAGCCGCAGGAGAGGAAGACCGTCCTTTACCGGATGAAATTCGGGCCGTTTGCGGCGAAGCCACCAGCGCCCTGCAAGATCAAGCTCTACCCGTATGTGTTTGGTCCCAATCTTGGCAGGGATTGGATTGTAATCGAGCCTAAAGTGACAATGGCGGCGATAATCGATGCCGTATGCGCGGTGTACTTCATAGGCAAGCTGGATCTCCTATCCCATAGGCGCACAAGAAATCTGACGATGCCTCGCCAAGTGGCGATGTATATTGCCCGCGTGTATACAGAAATGAGCTTTCCTCAGATCGCAAGATTGCTGGGGAAAGAGGATCATACGACTGCGATACACGGTTATTCCCAGATAAAATCACGAGTCGGAAACGACGCGCAACTTGCGTCGCAGATCGCGACTGTCAAATCCATGGCGGGGATCAAATGAGCATAAAAGGCCTCATGCTTCGCCGTGTCATTGAACTTGCCGAATGCGGGAAGCAGCCGGATGAAATCGCGGCTTCGATAAAAATGTCTGAGCGCGCCGTACGCAACACCATGGCGATGTACCACATCAAGGTGCACAAGCCATATCTCGGCCCGCCGCGCCCTGATATCCGCAAGCTGATGGGAGGCCGGCCATGAGCCGCTCCACCATCACCCAGATGCAGAGCGCGCTGACGACCTTGGTGGACATGCGCGCCTCCGACCGCCTTCACCAATGCAAGGCGCTGAAGCTGTCCGAGTCTCAGTTGCTCGGCCATCAGATCAAGGACGCGCGCGACTTCGTGGCGGCTCTCGCGCGGCACCCAGAGCTAGTCCAGGCGATCCTTCGTGGGGAGAAGCTCGTCCCTGCCAGCATGGCTATCCACGCCGCACAGCAGATGGCCAACGAGGGCATGGAATGAGCACGTGGCCCTTTGGCAATCTCCAGATGTTTGGGTTCGACCTTGTCGACGTCGACCCGCCATGGCCGTTCGAACTGTACTCGGCCAAGGGCGATGAGAAGTCGGCATCGGCTCAGTACAAGGTCATGACACTCGACGATATCGCGGCGCTTCCGGTCGGCGATCTGCTCGCCCCCGGAGGAATGGTCATCATGTGGACGACGTGGCCTTTGGTGGCCATCGGCGCCCATGTGCGTGTCATCCAGGGCTGGGGTCTACGCGCCGTGACGGGCGGAGGCTGGGCCAAGCGGACGGCCTCCGGAAAGCTGCGGTGGGGCACCGGCTATGCCGCGCGCTCGCTGCACGAGCCCTACATCATCGCCACGCTCCCCGGCACCGCGTGGAACGGCGCTTCATTCCCCAACATCGTTGAGACGATGGAGGCCGATTCGCTCGACGGCTTGGCGCGCGAGCATTCCCGCAAGCCGGACGAGTTCTATGCGCGCTGCGAAGCCGCGTGGCCCGATGCCCGGCGTGCGTCGTTGTTCAGTCGGCAGTCCCGGCCGGGCTGGACGGTGTGGGGCGATGAGGCCACCAAGTTCGATGGGGTGGCCGCATGAGCCGTTGGTTCCGCTTCTACGATGGGGCGCTCGACGACCCGAAGGTGCAGCGTCTTGAGCCGAAGCTGTTCAAGACCTGGGTCAACCTTCTTTGTGTGGCGTCCCGCCATGAGGGCCGTCTGCCACCTCTCGTCGACCTCGCCTTCGCGCTGAGAATGAGCGAAGCGGATGCCTCTAAGGCATTGAGCGCTCTTTCAGATGTGGGCCTCGTCGACGAGACGGAAGAGGCATTCGAGCCCCATAATTGGTCAGGCCGGCAACACAAGAGTGACGACAGCAACGAGAGGGTGAAACGTTACAGGGACAAGAGGCGTAACGCCGATGTAACGGTGGCGGTAACGCCCCCAGAGACAGATACAGAAGTAGAGGCAGAGAAGAAAGATTCCGAAGCTGTCGCTTCGGGCGCAGTCGCGCCGATTGCCGAGCCTGTCTATGCGGACGCCAAGCACGAACTATGGGCCGAAGGCGTCTTGCTGCTAGGCCAACTTGGTCTCAACGAGGCGAAGGCCCGGCAGATGATCGGCCGTTGGTGCCGCGACACTGGCAACGACTATGCCGGCGTGATGACCGCGATCCAGCAAGCGCGAGACCAGAGGCCGCCGGGCGACATCGTCGGCTGGATAACCCGCGCTCTACCCACGAAGGCCAATCATGAACGCAATCGCCAAACGAGACCACCAAACGCCCACGACACCATCTTTGCCGCAGTGGGTGAACTCCTCGATGGCCTGCCTGATGGAGGTCGACGGGAAGCCGGCGCTTCCGGAGCGATTGACGCTGAGCGAGACGGAACGGGCGTATATCGCCTCTCAGGTTGAGCGGCTGCGGGAGACGATGCAGCCGGCGAGCGAGCGGGAAATCCTGTTCGAGTTCACCGCCCTGATGGCGGACCACGCGCAGCAGCCTCTGTCGCAGCAGGTCGCCAAGTCCCGCGCCATCAGCTTCGTCGACACACTGAGCGATCTGCCGGCATGGGCAATCCAGGGTGCGACCCGGCGCTGGAGGCGAGGGGAGGGCGAGGGCAACCATTCCTTTGCGCCGAACGCCTCTCAGATCCGGCCACTAGCCGAACTGGAGACGCTGCCGACGAGGGCGATGATCGAGAAGCTTCGCCGGCTACTGGTGGCAGTCCCGCTGAAGCACCAAGCGCCGCACGACCGGGCGAAGCTGGCGACGAAGTTCGGCGATCTTGCGTCCAAGCTCGAAGGCAAGATCCGCGACGAGAAAACCCGCACGGCTCAATACCAAGACGAGACCTCCCGCAAGACCCCCGCATAGCCCCAACCGATATGGCGAGGATGGACCGATGAGCAGTGAGATGAAGCTTTCATTCGAGAGCCTGCGCGACGCGAACACTGAGCGTCAGGCCGTGTGGTGCCCCGAGCAAGTGCCGGACCTGTCGTTCCGAGGCGTAGAGCTCGCTGGTGAGGTTGGCGAGGCTCTCAACGTCATCAAGAAGCTTGAGCGCGAGCGGCTCGGCTGGAGGGGTTCCCGTGCCACGCTCGCCGATCTCGCCGACGAATTGGCCGATGTGGTGATCTGCGCCGATCTGGCCGCAATTTCCGCCGGCATTGATCTTGGCGAGGCTGTTCGGCGGAAGTTCAACGCCACCTCCCGGAAGGTCGGCATCCCCGTGCTGTTGTCCCATGTCCAGCCCGCGGAGCCCCACCATGACCAGTGAAGCGGGGCGTAACAGGCCAACCGAGACGCTGCATACATGGACGCACGACTGCTACATGTGCGGCGAGAGTTTTACGGGGGAAGCACATCATGCGGTTTGCGGGGTCTGTTATCGGAGAGCCTTAGCGGTGCTCACGGGCCGCAAATCTGATGAAGACACCCCCGCCGACGCCGCCCTTTCCGAGGAGGGGCGGTAGATGGCTGACATCATGCTTCAACGGGTGGCGCGAGCGATCTGCGCCGAGCGGAACTCTGATGACTGCCGGTTGGGTTGCACCCAGGATACCGGCTGCCTCCAAAATAAATTCACTAGAGCCGATGATGAGTTTGGCTATGCGCGATGGGGCGTCGGCGCCATGAGCGAGCCATCGCCAGCAGTTCTCGCCATCGTGGATACCGACACTTGGCGCGCGCTAGTCGATGCAATCCTGAAGGAAGGCTTGGCCGATGCCCAGTAAGCGCTCCCCTCTCACCGACTACCTCGCCAAGCAGGGTAGGGCGACAAACCGCCAGCGCGCCCCGTACACGGCCGTTCATGACCGCAGGGCTACGGGTCTTCCAAAGGGAGCCATCGGGGTTGAAGACGTGGTCGCCGATCCGTACCCAGATCCGAACACGGGGATCCATGGGCGCATCACCGTAACCAGGAATGTCCGCGGCGACGCGCTCGGGCAGCTCAAGGCCCGCGGGCAGGTTGATGATGCGCAGTACCAAGCCGGCCGAGAATTCCAGAAGCATTACGAAGGTGCGGAGATCGGCGCCTTGAAGGCGGCAAATCCGATGAAAGAGCCTGTAGACGGTGGCGGCGGAATAGTTGAGGTCCTTACGGATCGCCAGCGGATCGCAGTCAAGAAACTAGCTCAAGCTCGTCGAGACCTCGGCGCCGAAGGAACAAAGCTCGTCAATGAGATCCTCGGCGAGGGTTGGAGCATCGAGATGTCAGCCAGGGATCGTAATGCCAAGACTACCCGCGATGTCGAATTTTGGGGAAAGCGCTTTCGCGAGTGCCTCAATACGCTCGCGGTGGCGTATGGTTTTTCTCAGCGGTCGTTGACCCCACGGGTCGAATGTGATTCAACTCTAGCGTCGGAGAAATCATGCTGATTCGTCCGCATCAGTTCGGCAAGGAACGTGTCCACGGGCGCATCTTCGACCCGCTGAACGCAGCCCCATTCCAGAAATTCAAATGCGAGCGTTGCCGCCGGGATCTGCCGGAAGATCAATATGGCGTCGTCTCATGGTCTGACAAGCTGCCGAAGGGTAGGGGCGAGGCAGTCTTACTGCACACGATGTGCTTCACGTGCCGGAAGCAGCTTTATGGTCAGTGGGTCAAACACCCGCTGTACAATCCTAGCCTTGACCGCTTCTTTGTGAAGCTTTGCACGTCGTCCAGAGCGAGCGCAAAATCTCGCGGTATAATGTTTCTGGTGGACAAGGACGACATCCTTGGCCTTTACCTTGAACAGGATGCCAAGTGTGCCATCACGGGAATGGGCTTGAAGTGGGGCGGTGAGCGAGGCGGTCAGAGGAACGACCGGGCGTGGTTGAGGCCAAGCATTGACCGCATAGACAGCGGCGGGAACTATGCCCGCGGCAACATTCATATCGTTGCTCAGGCTGTGAACCTGATGAAGTCGGATCTGCCTTTGGAAGTTTTCTATGGGCTTTGCGACACGATCTCTGGCCGCCGACTTGCTGGGGATATATGATTCGATAACATGTGATTTTCGCGACCGGAACACACCAATCCTGACAATTCGCGGGGATGCCCGCAATGAGTTCCTGTGGCGGCGCTGATGGAAGCGCAGTAGGCCGTTTCGTCTGGCACGGCGTAAGCTGGGATCGAAGCCCTGGCCAAGCCGCTAACAATCCCGGTAGACGCTCTTGGAGCGTTCGACTTCGACGCACGGGAAGAAAAGCCAGAGCCGGTATCAAGCCCGGCCCGCAGGATCAGTTTCGACGCGGCGATGTGGATCAGAGACACATAGCTCTTGGGCAAAGAGCGACGCAAAGTCCCAGCGTCATCAGTCGGTAGCGTGCGCGCGATCCGGCCCGCGTCGAAAGCCTTACCCGAGAGGGTGGAGAGAGTGAGCATGGCCTATTTGCTCTGGTTGGCGCTTCTCTCGCCCGACATATCGCGAATGGCCATTCTCCCGCAGGGATTCGACATCCACCACCCCGCCGAGCCGCGCACCAACCGCCGTGGCAGACGACGGGCCAAGGCAATGAAGGCGTGACCCCCAAGCTCGTCCGCCTCACCACTCGCCCTGACGAGCAATCCAAAGACTGCGCTGCTGTTCTCCGCGAGGCCCTGGCAAGAGCCAGGAAGGGCTCAACGATCGCCATAGCCGTAGCCGAGATACAGCGAGACGGCACAGCGCTCGCTCAGGTCTCGAACAGGATGGAACGATCTGCCCTGATAGGCGCGGTCTCCATCCTCCACGCCCGCCTGGTCAAAGAAATCCTCGATGAGGATGAGGGAGAGTGATGGCAGAATGGAAATTCCTTCTGCCCCAAATCATCGCGTGCGTCGTCACGCTATTCATCATTGATCGGAGAACGGCAATGAGGCTTATGGCCCGCGGTTGCATCTTAGTCGGCAATTTCTTCCACTGGTGCGCAGGTGTACGGGATACGATCCTGACGCGTGAGAACGTGGTCTGAGCCGATGCCCGCAGGCCGCCCGACCAAGTACAAGCCGGAGTATGCGACACAAGCCGCAAAGCTCTGTCAGATGGGCGCCACGGACATCGAGATCGCCGATTTCTTCGAGGTAGACGTTCGCACCATCTACGAATGGCGCAATGTCCACGAGGAATTTTCTCAGGCAGTCATCGCGGGAAAGGAGAATGCTGACGCTCGTGTCGAGCGCGCATTCTTCAATCGAGCCGTGGGCTACACCTTCGAGAGCGAGAAGATATTCCAACACCAGGGCGGGGTTATCCGTGCCCCGGTGCGCGAGCATGTGCCGCCAGATCCGGGCGCGGCCTTGAACTGGTTGAAGAACCGCAAATCTGCCGACTGGCGCGACAAGCAGGACGTCGAGCACACCGGCAAGGATGGCGCCCCGCTGATCCCCGAGTCCACGATGACCCCGGTTGAGATAGCCCGGTGGATCATGGTGGGGCTCAAGAGCGGCGAGAAGGCCGAGTAGCCGCAACCAATTGATGCTATGGTCTATTGGCGCTCATAGGAACCCGTTCAGATGCTAGCTCTCGCGTTCAACCCGGACAAGATTTCTCGGTCGACTACGCGAGCACAGTGGGCCGAAATCCACCGTTGGAAGCGGGTAGTTGAGAAGAAGTTGCAGGCTGAAACGCTGCGACAGATAGAGAACCTGTCAATTTACGGCAGCACTCACCCTGAGTTGGCTATGCGGATCGCGGATCGCATTGTTGACCCGCCGATGATGATCTACCCCTGAGTCTCATGGCCTATTATAGGTTGAGTGGCGCGCATCAAGTGGCGCCATAACCGGGGTTAGTACCACTCACAAGTTGAAATAGGCACTCTGGAGGCATCCGGAGCGCTTTCTGCCGCCCGACCCTCGGGCAAATCCACTAGCAACAGCAACAGCAAGGATGTCTCCCATGCCGATCCCCACCAAGTCCCACATCTCGCTGCACGGCAATCGCTTCCAGCTTTCCCGCAAGGCCCCGTCGCGCCTGTTCCTCGATGGCATCGAGGCGGTGCCGGCTGTGGTTGAGGGCCTCATCACCTCGGCGCAGATGCTGGCGTTGAATGCCACCCCGGTGACGCTGGTGGCCGCGCCTGGAGCTGGCCGCGCGCTGATCCTCGAGCGCATGCAGCTCTGGCTTGACTACAACAGCGCGGCCTATGCGGGCATCGCTGCCGGCGAGGACATCTCCATCAAGTACACCGACGGCTCCGGCGCCGCTGTGGCGGGTGTTGAGGCGACCGGGTTCCTCGATGCGACTGCCGACGCGTTCCGGTGGGTGAAGGGCTACAACGCCGCTTCGTCCGTGTCCGACTTCACCCCGACCGCCAATGCGGCGCTGGTGATCCAGATGCTGACGGGTGAAATCACCACCGGCAATTCTCCGCTGCGTTATCGCCTCTGGTATCGGAACGTCGAACTGGCGTGGCCGATCTGATCGAGGGCATCGCCATGAAAGAGCTTCACGGCACTCGCATGGACTTCGCGAACGACATCGCCACCTCGCTTTGGACCGATGGCACCGCAACGGTGCACAACCGGAAGACGGGCGAGGTGACGGAGTTGGATGAGTACCCGGCGAAGAAGGGCAAGCATGCTCATCGGGCCGCCCCGCCTTTGATCGCGCCGGCAGATATGGTTGACGGCCCCCTCATTCCGGGCGGCGTCACATGGGTTCCGGACAATACCGACGAGCCGGTCCTGATTGAGCCTGCTCCCGAACCTGATCCGCCGCCGGTCAAGGTCAAAGGAAAGCCCGGCCGCAAGCCGAAGGTCCAGACGTCCTAATCGATGTCCGCCCTCTCCGAACTGATAGCGAGCATCGAGGCTGCTGACGCCCCGTCTCGCCAGAAGGCAGAGGAGATAGCCCGCAAGATTAAGGGCGACAAGGTCTGGAGCCCGAACGACGGCCCACAATGGGATGCCTATTTCTCAGAGGCCGACGAAATCCTCTATGGCGGCACGGCAGGCGGCGGCAAGAGCGATCTACTGCTCGGACTGGCGCTTACCGCCCATGAGAAGACGATCATCTTTCGCCGGCAGTATGGCGACCTTCGATCCCTGGTTGATCGCTCGGTCGAAATTGTCGGGCATTCCAACGGGCTGAATCGTCAGAACCTCGTCTTCCGCGTCGGTGGCCGGATGATCGAGTTCGGCGCGATGCAGCACGAGGACGACAAGCAGAACTACAAGGGCCGCCCGCACGATCTGGTGGCCTTTGACGAGTTGAGCGACTTCTCTGCCGCGCAATATGAGTTTGTCATTGGCTGGAACCGCTCGGCGACGCCGGGCCAGCGCTGCCGCATCGTGTCGGCATCCAACCCGCCGACCAATGTTGATGGCCTCTGGATCGTGCGCCGTTGGGGGCCATGGCTTGATCCCGCGCATCCTCGCCCGGCGGTGTCTGGTGAGCTTCGCTGGTTCACCGCGATTAACGGGGTGGATACCGAGGTCGACGGGCCCGAGCCGATCTATGACGAGACGATCGAGCGCTATATCTCGCCGCGCTCGCGTACCTTCATCAGGGCCGGCCTCGCCGATAATCCGGATCTGGACCGCACCGATTACGCCGCTCGTCTGGCGGCAATGCCTGAGCCCTACCGCACCGCCTATCTGCAAGGCCGCTTCGACGTCAGCCTGAAGGACGACGAGCGCCAGCTAATCCCGACCCGCTGGATTGTCGAGGCGCAAGCCCGCTGGACCGATGCCCAGCCTGACCAGATCCCGATGACGTCCATTGGGTGCGATCCGAACGGCGGCGGGCGTGATCGATGCATCCTGGCTCCACGATGGGGCGGCTGGTACGCGCCGTTGATCGAGGTGAAGGACGTCAAGATCGACGACGCCAGTGCGGTCGCTGCCGCCATCTTCCGCATTCTTCGGAATGGTGCTCCGATCGTGATGGACTACGGCGGCGGCTATGGCGGCAATCCGGCTAGCCTGCTGAAGTCCAACAACCTCACGGTGAAGCGCTACAACGGTGCCGATGCCGGGGTTGGCAAGACCCACGACGCAGCCAAGCTTAGCTTCACCAACAAGCGGGCTGAGGCCCACTGGAGATTTCGTGAAGCGCTCGACCCATCACGGCCGGGCGGCTCCCATGTGTGCCTGCCTCCGGATGACGAACTTAGGGCGGACCTTGCCGCGCCGCGGTTCGAAATCACCCGGCAGGGCATCAAGATTGAATCCAAGGACGATATCCGTGACCGCATTGGCCGATCCCCGGACAAGGGCGACGCGGTGGTGATGGCGTGGACCATAGGCGACCAGCTTTCGCAGGCCGCGATCCTGGCACGGAACGGCAGCGTGCATCTCGGAACGGCTCCCGGCCCGATGGGCGCGGTGATGCAGAAGCAGGGTGTGCAGCTTGGCTACGCGCACATGAAAAGGAAACGCTGATGAGCGGTCTGTTCGGTTCGAAGATGCCGAAGCCTCAGCCGGTTACCCGCATGCCCGACGAGCAGGATCCGGCTTTGCGCCGCGCTCGCCGTGCGGAGACGGAAAGTCTGATCGCGCGGTCGACGGCTGAACGGGCGAAGTCGATGTCGCGGGATACGATCCCCGGCGCTGCCTCTGCCACGCCCTACACCGCCAAGACGCTGAGCGGGGCTTGAGCATGTTCTCGTGGCCCTACTACTTCAATGACATCGCTGTCATTCAGAAGAAGCTGGATGCCATGCGCGCCTCGAATGAGATCATCGCGAGGCTTCGAATGGCAGAAGATATAGCGCGCGAACTTGCTGCCAATGAGAAGCGTCGAGCTTTCCTTGAGGCGGCGCTGTACTTCAAACCTTCGCGTGATTGTGTTGTGGAGCGTCGCCACTAATGGCCGAACCCTCCGAGCGCGCAAAGCAGATCATCGCCATAGGCGACGGCCTGTTCAGCAAGCGCATGTCCATGGAAACGCTGTGGCAGGATATCGCCTGGCATTTCTATCCCGAGCGCGCCGACTTCACGACCATCCGCTCACCCGGACAGGAATTCGCCGACCACCTGATGACGTCCTATCCGGTCATGCTGCGGCGTGATCTGGCCAATTCGTTCGAGGCCATGCTGCGCCCGAGCGGGCGGGAATGGTTCGAGCTATCCACGGGCCGCGAGGAGATCGATGAGCAGGACGATGTGGCAGCGTGGCTGGATCGCGCCAAAGGCATCGTCCGCCGGGCTATCTATCAGAAGCGGGCCAAGTTCGCCCGCACCATGAAGCAATTCGACCACGACTTCGCGACCTTCGGGAACGCGGTCATCACGGTCGAGCCGCATCCATCCGGTACGCCCGGCGTTCTGTTCCAAGACTGGCATCTGCGTGATGTCGCATGGGGTGAGGGCGCCAACCGGGACATCGAGATCATCGCCCGCCGCACCAAGATGACGGCGCGTGGCCTCATCTCGCTGTTCAAGGACAAGGTTGCCGACGAGGTCAAGAAGGCCGCCGAGCGCGACCCGTACTGCGAGTTCGAGTGCTATTCGATCGTGTGCCCGGCTGAGGTCTGGGACTACTCGCCATCGGGCAAGGTCGAGACCAAGCGAGCGGCGGCACGGCGCAAGGAGGCATTCCCGTGGATGTCTCTCTATGTCGACCGCGCCCACAACCACGTCATGTCAGAGGTGCCGATCAGGCGGAATCCCTATGTGATCCCGCGCTGGCAGCTTACCTCGCAATCGGTCTACGCCTATTCGCCGGCCACCATCTGCGGCCTGCCGGATGCACGCCTGATCCAGTCGATGACGCGCACCATGCTGGAAGCGTCGGAGAAAGCCGTCGACCCGCCATTGGTCGCCCAAGGCGAGGCTCTCCGAGGCGGCGTGCAACTGTTTGCCGGCGGCATCACCTATGTCGACCCGGACTATGACGAGCGTACCGGCGAGGCGCTCCGGCCTCTGTTCAATACCCAGGCATTCGAGATGCCGGAGAACACCTATGAGCGGCAGTTGGCATTGCTCAAGGAGGTTTTCTACCTCAACAAGCTGACGCTGCCCGAGACCGGCGATATGACCGCCTATGAGGTGTCGAAGCGGGTCGAGGAATATGTCCGCGCCGCATTGCCATTGCTTGGGCCGGTCGGCGACGAGCATGCCATGGTGGTCGACAAGACGCTGGATATCGCGCTTGAGAACCGCGCCTTCGGGCCAGACGACCAGATCCCCGAGGCCCTTCGTGGCCGGGATATCGAGGTCGCCACCAAGTCGCCGCTTCAGGATGCCCTCGACGAGCTGAAGGCCACCAAGTTCCAGCTTGGCCTCCAGACTGTGGTCGGCCCGGCCATGCAGATTGACCCGACCGCCGCCGGCAACGTCGACACTCGCCGCACGGTTCGGGATTCGCTCCGCGGCATCGGCTGGGATGAAGACTGGCTGGTCACTGAAGACGAGATGGATGCGGCCGAGGCCAAGGCCAATGAGGAAGCGGCGCTTCGCAAGACTGCTGAGATGGCGAACGCAGGCGCCGCGACCGTCACCAATATCTCTGACGCCGCGATGGCCGCGAAACAGGCGGGCATAGCGCAGTGAAGAAGCCCCGCCAGCCTAAAGCCGCGACGCCGACCCCCGCCGTGCGTCGCATGACGATGCCGAGCGTGGTGCCCGGCATCCTGCACAAGAACCCTGACGACCCGGTCCATGTCACCAAGGCCGAGCATATGGCGCTCAAGGCACTGGAGCAGGGCGCCGCGAGCAAGGAGCAGCAGACGCTCGTGCTTCGCTGGTTCGTCGCCAAGGCCTGCCGCTTCTACGACGTCTCCTCCCCGCGTCATGGCCAGGACGGGATGGTCTTCATGGAAGGCCGCCGGTTCGTTGGTCAGCAGACGCTGCAAATCCTGTCCGCCCCCGTCGCGGACGATCCCGATCAACCCCCCTCTGTTGGTGGATGAATATGTCCCTGGTTGATGCTGCCGTTCCGTCTGCGCCTGTCGCGCCGCCCCCGACCGTCATGGCCGACCCGCCGCCGGTTCCTGCTCCCGTCGTCGCTCCCGTGCCGCCCGCTGACCCCGTGGCGCCGCCCGTCGCGGCCGACCCGGTTGTGCCGCCTGCGGCTGATCCCCCTGCTGACCCGCCGGCCGCGCCCATGGACTGGGCCGCCCGTCGTGCCGAGATGGCCGCTGGGGATGCCGGGCTCCTCAAGATCATGGAGCGCTACTCCGACGAGAAGGCCTTTGCGAAAGCCCACAAGCAGCTCGTCGACAAGCAGCTATCCGGCGAACTGAAATCCGCAAAGCCCCCGGCCAATGCTACCGAGGAGCAGATGGCGGTCTGGCGCAAGCAGGCCGGCGTTCCCGATAGCCCCGAAGGCTATGAACTGGAGATGCCGAAGGGCTTCAAGCCCACGGATGAAATCACTGCGGTCCTCGACGACTTCAAGAAGCACGCTCACAAGTCGAACATGCCTGCCGAAGTCGTGAAGGCGAGCGCGGAATGGTACCTCGCCAAGGAAGCCGCCACGCTCCAGGCCCGCGCCGAACAGGACACGGCGTTTCAGGAGACGGCAGAGGAAACCCTGCGCTCGCAGTGGGGCTCCGAATACAAGCAGAACATGGCCGCCGTGAAATCCATGTTTGGCGGTAACGAGGAAATCTTCGGCCTCCTGATGGCTGGCCGGGCTGCCGATGGCAGCGTGATCGGCGATAACCCGAAGCTGCTCTCGTTCATGCTGAACCTTGGCCTGTCGGCAAATCCGAATATTCGCCAGTATGCCGGTGACGGTCGCATGACCGAAACCAGTGTCGTCGCCGAGCTGAAAGAGATTGGCGCGCTGATTCAGGATGGGTCGCAGAAGTATTACGGCGATCCTGAAAAGCAGAAGCGTTTCAGAGACTTGGCCGCATTCGCTGATGCGCGCGGCCTGAAGTGGAATTAATCTTCTATATCGCTTGACGACCTGCAGCAAATCAGCTAAGGCTGAAAGTGCGTAGGACTACAGATTTACGCGCCGCACTATGAGCAGCAACGCTTACGTTGTTCCGGCCCCGTCCTCGTGACGACCACCCCGGATATACGGCCAAGCGACCACCCTGTCTCTCGCGGATGATCCCAATCATCTTGAGATACAGGAGCCAGTCATGGCCGAAACTGCTGATATGGTTGCCTATCGTCAGGAATGGGTGCTCGCTTTCCAGCGTCGCCAGTCCCTGATCCGGCAGACCGTCACCACCGAAGCGCAGACCAACGGCAACAGCGCCGTCTTCGCGGTCACCGGCAACAATGCCGACATCGCGGTCACCCGCACCATCAACGGCATGATCCCCTACAATGCCGTGACCAATAACCAGTACACCGCCGTGCTGGCCGAAAAGCATGCGCCGTATTCGACCACGGCCTACAACTTCTTCGCCGCCCAGGCGGATATGCGCCGCGCTCTCCAGATCCAGGGTGTCGCCACCATCAACCGTGAGGTTGACTCCGCGATCATCACCGAACTGGGCAATGCGACGCAGGACGCCAATTCATCCACTGCCGAGGGTTCGCTGGACCTGACCGTCACCGCCCGCACGATCCTGCTGAACAATCAGGTCGAGCTGGACGGCCAGATCACCTTCCTGATCACCCCGGCCTATGAAGCCTACATGCTTCAGACCCCGGAGTTCGCAAACTCCCAGTGGCGCTCCTCGACGCCGCTCAATGAGCCGCAGGCCAACCCGGTCTCTGGCAACATGTACACCTATGCCGGCCTGAAGTGGATCGTCCACAACGGCCTGCCCGGCATCGGGACCAATGCCGAGAAGTGCTACATGTACCATCGCTCGGCCATCGGCCATGCGATCCGCAACGGCGACCCGCAGACCTCCGCGGGTTACTGGGACATGCAGCAGACCTACTGGTTCAACGGCACCGTCTTCCACGGCGCCAAGCTGCTTCAGAACAGCGGCGTCGTCGTCGTCACCCACGACGGCTCGGCGTTCGTCGCCACCTGATAGGAGAGCGCAAACATGTCCTATGCCACCACCAACCCCCCGAAGCTCATGGTACCCACCATCGGCGGCGGCACCCAGCTCTGGAGCTATACTTCCGCCGACGCCCGTACCACGGTCGAAGGCGCGAGCTACTTCAGCAATGCGAAGCAACTCGGCATGCGCGTCGGCGATACCGTCGTCGTGGTCTACACCACGGGCTACGTCACCACGATCCATTCCGTGGCGTCGATGTCCGGCAATGCGGCAACGATAAACGCCGCCGTCCTCGCCTGATCGACCCCCACATCATCAAAACAGAGCGGGCGCCTTCGGGTGCCCGTTTCCATTTATGGAGACGTCCATGTTCCGCGCGCCTTCGCCGGTCGACATGCAGTTACGCGACCACGCCGTGAACACCTGGCTTGTCAAGGTCGACGGCACGGTCACCGCGGAATCGATCGCCTCGCAGCGCTTCTGGCAGAACCTCTCGACCAAGCTGAAGCCTGGCGATGAGGTGACCATCTGGTGCCCAGATAATGACGGCATCGACATCACCGTCCGGCTGCTTTCGGTCGACCGCGGCGCCGTGAAGCACCGCACGCTGCGAAGCTTCGTCCGTGACGAAGACCCCCGGAAGGTCGAAAGCATCCCCGGCCCCGAGGGCATGTTCATCGTCAAGCCTAATGGTCCGAACGGTCACTCCATCGTCAACCGCTTCAATCTCGAACCTGTCGAGGCCGGCATTCGGCTCAAGGTCGACGCGCAGGCGAAGTGCGACGAGATGAACCGCAAAGCCCAGTCGGCGGCGGCGTAGAGCCATGGCTGACCGCCTGTCGATCATGAACGTAGCCTTGGGCGAGGTCGAGCAGACCACGCTCGGCTCGTTGACCGATCCGAGGGGCGGCGAAGCCTTGCGCCTGCTCAACCGGAACTGGGACCGCTGTGTTGCCTCCATGCTGGAGGCCGGCGGCTGGAACTTCGCGCTGCGCACCATTCGCATCGAGCCGGACCCGGACGTGACCACTTCGTTCGGCTACCAGTACGCCTTCACCAAGCCCGACGACTGGGTTCGCACTCAGAACGTCGCGATGGATGAATATCTCCGCCAGTCGATCCGCGCCTACAAGGATCAGATCGGCTGGTGGTTCTGCGACATCACCCCGATCTATGTCCACTACGTGTCGAGCGGCGACAGCTACGGCATGAACATCGGGGCGTGGACGCAGTCTTTCGCCGATGCGCTGGCCTATAAGCTGGCGATGGCAATCGCCCCGAAAGTCACCACTAGCGAGAACATCCGCGACCGCATCACCAAGACCGCCAAGAAGTCATTGCTCGATGCCTTGAGCCTCGACGCCGCCAACCAACCTTCCGATCCGATGCCGAATTCGTCGTGGGTCCGCTCGCGGAATCGATGGGGCAATCGAGGCCGAAGCGGGCCTGACGGCTCATCGTGGGGCCTCTGACAAATGGCCTATAACAACGCGCCGCTTCTCGCCCTGACCGGCGGGGAGGTGTCGACCAACGCACTGGCGCGTGTCGATCTGGAGCGCATGCGCCTGTCGGCGGAACTCCAGCGCAACTGGATGCCCCGCGCGCTTGGCCCGATGATGATGCGGCCGGGGCTGGAGTATGTCGGGACCACGAAGGGTAATGCGCGGGCAAAGTTCTTCCCATTCATCTATTCCGCCTCGGACAAGGCCGCCTTCGAGTTCTCCGATGCCGTGCTGCGGATCTGGCGCGGCACGCCGCTGGCACCAATCCAGCGCGGTTCGGTGTCGACCGCCTTCACCAATGGCAACTTCGCCTCTGGCACGGGCTGGAATACGCAGACTGCGGGCGGCGGCGCGGTCTCCTATGCGACCAACCTGCTCACGCTCTCGGCGCCGGGCAGGGGTGGCTACAGCCGGACCTATCAGGCATTGACGGTCTCGGTAGGGGATCAAGGCGATCCGCACGGCCACCGCATCCGCATCCTGAACGGGCCAGTGCTGCTTCGTATCGGTTCGACCATCGGGGGGCAGGAGTACATTCGCGAAACACCGCTGGAGACCGGCTATCACAGTCTGGAGTTCACGCCGACCGGCGGGACGTACTATGTCCAGTTCGAGAACCGGGATCAGCGCGACAAGACGGTGCATTCGATATCCGTCGAGGCCGCGGGGGTCGTTGAGATCACTTCGCCCTACGCTTTGGCGAACCTTTCCTCGATCCGCGTCGCGCAGACCGGCGACCTCGTCTATCTGGCCTGCGAGGGGCTGAAGCCGCACGTGATCGAACGGCGTTCGCAGACGTCGTTCTCGCTGGTGGAGTTCCGCCCGGCCGACGGGCCTTTTTCCAAGGCCAGGACTGCAAAGGTACGGTTGAAGCCGTCGGTTGCTGAGGGGAACGGGACGCTTCGCAGCGACTTCAATTTCTTCACTCCGGGTCATGTCGGAGCGATCTTCGAGCTGTTCCACGAAGGCTACGGCACGACGTTCCGCCTCGGGGCGGAGCAGACCTTCACGGACCCGATCCGGGTTACCGGAACATCGGGCGATTCCCATAACGACCGCAACTGGAGCTACATCATATCCGGGACGTGGTCCGGTACATTGAGGGTCAGTCGATCATTCGATGATGAAGACGCTGGCTACAAGGATTTCCGTCGGCAAGACAACTCATCGACCATCCCCATCACCTCGAACATGTCGGCCGTGAATGTCGACAGCGACCAGAATACGATCGCCTTCTACCGTATCGGGTTCAATTCCGGCTCCTACACCTCGGGCGTCGCCTCGATCCAGATGACCTACGATGGCGGCGGCGGAACGGGGCGCTGCCGGGTGACGGGGTACACCTCCCCAACGCAGGTCAGCATGGAGGTGCTGGAGCCCTTCACCAACGTCAACTATACCGACGACTGGAAAGAGGGCACATGGTCGGACGTGCAGGGCTGGCCCTCTGCTGTCGGTCTCTCTGAAGGCCGGGTTTTCTGGGGGCTTCAGGAGCAACTTGTCGGCTCGGTGTCGGACATAGCGGATAGCTATGACATCGATATCGAGGGCGATTCCGCTTCCATCCAGCGCACCGTTTCAACCGGGGCCATCGATCGCATCAATTGGATATTGGGCCTTCAGCGCCTGGTGGTTGGTACCGACGGTTCAGAGAACACGATCCGCTCGTCATCGCTTGATGAGCCGCTGACGCCGACGGCCTTCACCGTTCGCGAGGCCAGCACGCAAGGATCGGTCTCGAATGTGCCGGCGCTCAAGGTTGATACCTTCGGCGTCTATGTCCAGAAGTCCAATGCCAGGGTCTACCGGCTGGCCTATTCGTCGGACGTGCAGGATTACGCCTCGCAGGATCTGACCAAGTTGAACGACCAGATCCTGAACATGGGCGTGGTCGCCATGGCGGCGCAGCGCCAGCCCGACACCCGCATCCATGTGATCCGCACCGACGGAAAGGCCGCGGTCTTCTTGACCGACTTCATTGAGGAGGTCGATTGCTGGGTGACGGTCGAGACTGATGGTGTGGTTGAGGACGTCTTCGTCCTCCCCGGCCAGGTCGAGGACGAGGTCTATTATGTGGTGAACCGGGCCATAAACGGCGGGACGGTTCGCTATGTCGAGAAATGGGCCTTGGAAAGCGAGGCGGTGAACGGCGCGGTCAACAAGATCGCGGATAGCTGCATCACCTATACCGGGGTCGCGACCACTTCCATTCCCGCCGCGCATCTCGAAGGTGCCGACGTCGTAGTGTGGGCCAATGGCGCCTGCCTCGCGGACGGGCTTACGGATAGCCAGGGGAATATCACCAAGCCCTTGATGACGGTTGCCGGCGGCGTTGTGACCCTCGCCAACGCGGCAACAAATGTCACTGTCGGTCTGCCCTACAAGGCGCGCTACAAGTCGACCAAGTTGGCCTATGGCGGCACGCTCGGGACGGCCTTGCTCCAGAGAAAACGCATCGTCAGCATCGGCTTTATCCTCGCGGATGCGCATATCGATGCCCTGCGCTATGGCCCGGATTTCAACACGCTCGACCCCATGCGGGGCGTCGAATTGGATGAAACGCAGCCCGACAACATGGTCTACGGCACCTATGATGCCGATGCCGCAATCGGGCCCGGTGGCTGGGGGACGGATTCGCGCATCTGCCTCGAAGCCAATGCGCCCTATGGCGTGAAGGTTTTGGGCGTCGTCGTTGGTCTCACGACGGCCGAGCGCACCTGATGATGGATATCCGCCTCGCCACCAGGGATGAACTCGCGTCATTCCTCGGCAAGCCTGTCGACGGGTTCGACGTCGTGGCCGTGATCGGCCGCGTCGGTGATTACGTGGTGGGTGTCGGCGGGTTCTCCTACGACGCTTCGGGCGAGGTCGTGGCCTGGTGCCAGATCCGGCCGGAAGCTCGCCTGTTCAAGTTCGCCATACACCGGACGGCCAAGATGATGCTCGCGCATGCTCGCACGGCAGGGGAAACGCGCATCGTGGCTGAACGCAACTCCCTCATTCCCGGCGCCGGCCGCTGGCTGGAATCGCTGGGCTTCCGCCCCGATCCCGAGAGCCCGCGCATGTATGTCTGGGAGCCGAACTGATGGCTGGGCTGGAGGCATTGGGGGCTGTTGTCGAATCCGTTGGAACGCTGGTCGGCGGGTCGCAGGAGAACAAGGCGAAGCAGTTCGAGGCGCAGCAATATGTGACGGAAGGCAAGCAGCAGTTTGCCGCCTCGCAGCGTACAGCCGAGGAGACGCAGCGCCAGAAGGAAAGCCTGATCTCGTCTCAGATCGCCGCTGGCGCCAAGTCCGGCTTTGGCGGGGCCACCGATACCTCGACGCTCAACGCAATCGGCGATGTCGAGCAGGAGGGCACGCTGCGGCAGTTGTCGGATATCTACGAGGGCAAGGAACGTCAGAGGGGCATGAACAACAAGGCCAAGGCGGCCCGCTTCGAAGGCAAGAACGCGCAGCTCGCATCCTACTATGACGCCGCCGGCACGCTCGCGAGCGGGCTCGGGAAGGCCGGCAAGGATGCCAATTGGGCGAGCATGTTCGGCTGATGGCACGCATTCCTGACGTTCGGGATCTAGGCCCACGTGGCCCTATTCGTGTCGGGGCGGCTATCGCCACGATCGACAATGCTGGGGCAGTGGGGCGCGCCGCTGCGCGGTTTGGCCAGCGCGTCGCCGATGTCGGAGAGCAGTACCGGCACGATCAGGAAACTCTCGAGAATGTCGAGACCAGCAAAAACCTAACGACGTTCCTCGACGGGCAAGGCGCCAAGCAGATCGAGAGCGAGCGCGGCGCCGATCCGACTGGGAAGGACTTCGTCAAGGGGCGCATGCAGGCGTTCGACAAGGATGCCGGCGATTTCCTGAAGAACGTCTCCCCACGTCTTCGGCCGGTCATTGATGCCAAGCTCCAGGCGGCTCGAGGTGATTATTCGCTCAAGTCGCTCGGCTTCGAATTGAAGCAGCGGGACGGCTATTACCGCACTGAGGCCGGCAAGATGGGTGAGCGGGCGCAGGCCGGTATCCTGGCTGATCCCGACAACGCTTCCGGCTATGAGAAGGATTTCCGCACGTTCGTCGATGAAACCGGCCTGCCGGACACCGACAAGACCGCGTTAAAGGAAAAGGCAGGCGACGTTTTCAGGCAGGCCCGCGTTCGCGGTCTCGTCGATGCGGGCCGTGATGCCGAAGCTTATGGAGCAGCGGGCGGCGCGGGCGATACCAAGACCCAGACCAAGGCCCTACTGCGCCGTTTCGAGGGCTTCAAGGAGACGCCGTATTACGACGTGAACGCTCACCGCGCGGGCTACGGCTCCGACACCACCACGCTGCCTGATGGCACTGTGGTCAGCGTCACGGCGGACACCAAGGTCTCGCGTGATGATGCGGAGCGGGATCTGGACCGCCGCGTTGGCGAGTTCCAAGGCAAGGTTCGCGGACAGGTCGGGCCGGAGAAGTTCGACGCGCTCCCGGCCAATGTGCAGGCCGTGCTGAATAGCGTCGGCTACAACTATGGGGAACTGCCGGCTGGTGTCGCCGCTGCGGCCAAGACTGGTGACCCTCAGCAGATCGCGGCGGCCATTCGCGCCCGCGGTAGTGACAATGAGGGCGTGAATGCCAAGCGGCGCAATGCCGAGGCAGACTATGTGCTTGCCGGCACGGATCGCATGGTAGGGGAGGAGACCGCAGGCGACTATACCGAGAAACTGATCGCCGATCGCAATGCGCGCGAGCGGCGCGCGGATGCGACCGTTGCCGCTCAACTGGCGGCGAACAACAAGGCCAAGGTCAACCAACTCGAACTCGACGTGCTCGATGGCAAGGCTGGCGTGACGGATGTCGATGACGCCCGCCAGGCTGGATGGCTGACAGATGCTACGGATGTCGGCCGAATCCAGACCGCGATTAACAAGCGCAATGAGGAGACGGGCGCTCTTGCTCGTGTGACGAGTGGGCGGCCGTTGAACCAGTTCAATGCGGACGACAAGAAGGCTGTCGGGAGTGCCTACACCGGATTGATCCGCGGCGGGGCTGATCCGTTGCAGGCGTTGGATACGGTGTATTCCAAGACCGGCATTCTCCCGCAGGAAGCGGTGCAGGGACTGCGAGGCGCCATGGTGCGTCCCGATACGGCCGAACAGGGGCTGCAACTCGCGTCGGCCCTGATGATCAAGACGCCGAACGTGTTCGATGGCTATGACGGCGGCGAGGGGATCGCGCGGGATGCGGTCGCGTTCCAGCACTATGTCGAACTCGGTGTTCCGCCGCAGGAAGCCGCCGGGCGCGTCCTCACGATGAATTCGCCTGAATACAAGTCGAAGGTGAAGCTCTCCGACGCCGAGATGGCGGATTATCGGAAGACCATCAAGCCCGAGACCGTGCAGAATGCCTTTGGCCTCGCGCCGTGGCTTGGTTCGAATACCCCGCTCGGCTTCGATGGGCAGCAGCAGCGCGCAATCGTCCAGGATTTTGCGGACATTGCGGCCGATGAATTCCGCAGGACCGGAGACGCTTCGCTCGCGAACGACTATGCCGCCAGGGAGCTAAAGCGGGTCTATGGCACAACCAATGCCGCCGGCCAGCAGACCTTCGTGAAGTATCCGCCGGAGCAGGCCAAGGGCTATCCGCCGGTTCGGGATGAGAATGGTGAGCCCACGCAGGCCTATATCTATGATCAAGCCGCGGCCGAGGCCTCCAAGTTCACCGGGAAGGAAGTGAAGGCAGGCGACGTTGTTCTGGCTCACATCCCGAACGTGACGTCTCGCGATTGGAATTCTGGCGCCCCGCCGCGGTATCGGCTGATGTGGCTGGATCGATCGCAAAATCCGCCGCGTCTCGAAAGCGTACCGGACCAAGCATTCGTTGCTGACCCGGCCGCAGGTCAGAAGGCGTGGGACGACAAGTATGCCGAAGCTATGCGCACTGGGAAGCCAATCGAGAAGGACCGCGGCATCCTCGGCAACATGCTGTACAATGTGGCCGCCGATCGGAAGGTCAACATCATGACCGGCCAATCCTTGGGGAATGAGTGATGCCGCTCGTTCCAGTCGGATATGACCAGCTTGCCGCGATCCCGCGACTAGATATTCCGAGAGAGCCGGTAACACCGGATGAGCAATCGGCAGCGGAAGCTGCCCGCCCTTCGCTGGGCGACACTATCGCCGCCTCGTTCCGAAGTCAGAATGAGGTTGCGTCCGTCATCAGCCGTGCGGACATCCCTGACCCGTCTCAGGTCGAGGATGGGTTTAATGTGTACGCATACAATAAGGGAACCTCATACGAGGCTGAGGACGCCTTCGACGATGTGCATAACCAGCGCGCGGCTGATGCGCTGAGACGCCAGGTCGATCAAGAACGCGAGGACAACAAAACCCGAGCAGCGTCCGGTTGGGTAGGGGTGGCGTCCGACATCGGTGCGGGTCTTTTCTCGCCGACGATCCTGCTGCCCGGCGGCGCAGTCTACAAGGGCGCCAAGACGGGATACTCGATCGCCAAAACCGCTGCGACCACTGCTGGCGCCGCTATCGCTGGAGCTGCCGTCCAAGAGGGTGTGCTTCAAGCTTCGCAGGAAACGCGCTCAGCAGAGGAAACCGCGTTCACGCTTGGCGCCAGCGCGCTGTTGGGCGGGTTCATTGGCGGCGGAACCGCTGCAATCCTGTCCCGAGCTGAGCGCAAGGCGGCAGAGAGGGCGGTTGCCAGCCTCACTGGCGAGACGGCCCCATTCGGCGCATCCGGCGGCGCGGCTGCGGTGTCTGATATCGGGGTTGGCGACCTGGACATTTCCGGCCGCGCGGCGAGCGCCGTAGCTGGGGCAACATCGCAGCTAAATCCGGTGCTGCGTTTGAACACCTCGCCGTCGCTGAGCGCGAGGCTTTACGGCCAGCAGCTCGGCGAGAACAGCCTTTATCAGGCCGGTAATGATCTCGGTATCACGGCCGGTCCATCAGTCGAGCGTCTTGCCAAGCAGACCTTTGAAGGCCGCATCTATCGTGCGGAGCGCGGTCTCGACGAGGATTTCCGTGCCATGCGCAAGGCCGGGATCAATATGACCCGGACTGACTTCGAAGAGGCTGTCGGGCGCGCCATGAGGCACGAGGATGTTGGTGACAATGAATTCGTGTCTCGCTCGGCCTCGCGGTATCGATCCGAGCTGATCGAGCCGTACAAGGCCGAGGGCATACAGGCCGAATTGCTGCCTGAGAACGTGAAAACGGACACTGCGGACAGCTATCTGCATCGAGCTTGGGATTTCCAGCGGCTTACCGCCGGCGAGACCAAGTTCAAGGATATCGTCAAGGGCTGGGCGGGCGACAACGCCAAGATCGAGGTCGACCGTCTTCAGGAAACCGCCACCCGCCGCTCGGCTCGCATCGATCAGGAAATAGCTGATCTGAAGATGTCGCCGGAGGATCGCCGGCTTGCTCTTTGGCATATTGATGCAGCGTTGAAAGATGGTGGTCTAGCCCCGCAGGACGCCGCGCGGTTGAAGCAACAGCGGCGCCGCATCCGGTTCAATATCGCGGGCTCCTCGGATGAGATCAGCCGTCTTAATCAGCGGCTGGTCGAGACGGATGAGGACAATATTGGGCGCCTACGTCGCATGTCGGCCGGCGTTCGAAATATTGAAACCAAGGTCGACCGGCTCGACCCGGCCGATTATGCCGCCGCGATCACTGATCTGAATGGCCAGTTCAATGAGATCCTCAGTCGCAGCAATGCCGCCAATGACCGGCTGAAGCGTTTCTTGGAGCGCTCCGAAGGGGGCGACGTTGCCGATAGATTGGTCCGCGAACAAAGCGCCGAGGCTGGGCGTATCGAAGATCTGAACCGCATCGCCCGGCGCCTAGACGATATGGAATCGGTTGACCCGGAAGAGGCTATAGCCGAACTGCGGAAGCTAATCGATGATCGCCTGGAGGAGACGCTACAGCGGGTCACCAAGGCCAACGAAGAGGCGGCCCGCATCAAGGAGCGGATCGAGCAGCTAAATCCAGAACGGCTGGAGGCGCGGATCAAGGATCTGGAGACGCGGAAGCGCGACATCTCCGACCGCCTTAAGGAGCGGGTCGATCTGAAATTCGATGCGCCGAATGCCTATGCCGCTTATGCAAAGGAGGTCGCTGATCTTGTCTATGACAAGCTGACCGGCCGCGCTAATGACGGGTCGTTGGCAGGCTTGAGCATTACGATGGGGCCTCGCGGGCCATTGAAGGAGCGCACCTTCAATATCCCAGATGCCTTGGTCGAGGATTTCCTGAACAACAACATTGTCGAGGTCGGTCGACGGTATGGGCGCCTTATGAGCGCCGACGTGGAACTGACGAGACGCTTTGGCAATATTGACCTGCGCGACCAGCGGGCGAAGGTGACGGACGAATACCGATCCCTGCGCGAGCGCGCGGCGCAGGCGAATTCTCTCGCTGAGCTTCGGGAGATCACCGGCAAGGGGTTCAAGGTGGAGGGGTTGCGCGAGAGAGCGGGCATCGCCAACACCATTGAGCGCCAGCGTGAACTTGCACTTGAACATCTGGCGGGGCGCGAGAAATCCGACCTTGCCGACCTTGATGGGCTTCGAGACCTGATCCGCGGCAACTACGGAAACAACAACCCGGATGCCCTCTGGAGCCGGGTGACACGGGCGGCAGCACAGTTCAACTATCTGCGCCTGATGGGTGGCGTAGTGGTCGCGTCGCTTGGCGACATCTACCGGCCCGCGATGGTGCATGGCCTGGCGCCGTTCCTTCAGGATGGCATTCGGCCGCTGCTGACCGCCGCCGGCCGAGCGGCGCGCGGGATGTCGATCGAGGAAGCCCGCCGCTTCGGCTTGGTTGTCGAGCGCTATACCCAAGGCCGACTGGCGACCTTCGCGGAGATTGGCGACCCGTATAAGCGAGGCACCTCAGTCGAGCGGTTGCTTGAGAACGGCACGCGAGTCGGCTCGCGCTGGAACGGAATTCTGCTCTGGACCGATGCCATGAAGGGCATCAGCTCGGTGATATCTCAGAACCGGATCATCCGCGGGCTGAAGGGGGAGGGGGATACTCGGTTCCTGGCCTATCTCGGCCTCAACCCGGAAATGCGCGCGAGGATCAAGGATCAGCTTGGCGCCCACGCCGAGGAACTGGACGGGGTATGGATCGCGCATTCTGATCGCTGGACCGACACCGAAGCGGCCAGGCACTACGGCGCCGCGCTCGGAAAGGACGTTGACAGCGTCATCACGACGAAGTCGGTCGGAGATGTGCCCCTATTTGCCAACACACCGACCGGGCGGCTGTTGCTCCAGTTTAAGTCGTTCGCGCTCGCCTCCCATCAAAAGGTTCTGCTGCGTGGCCTACAGGAGAGCCCGACCAACTTCATATCGGGCATGGTCGGGATGTCCGCGCTCGGCATGCTCGCGGCCTATGCAAGGGCTTGGCGGGGCGGCGAAGATCGCATGAAGCGCTTCAGCGAGGCCGCTGAGAATCCCGGCTATTTGATTGGCGAAGCCCTCGACCTCACGGGTATATTTGCGGTACCCATGGAGGCTGCGAACACGTTTGAGAAGGTGGCCGGCGTCAATCCCGTGAAGGATCCATTGAAGCGCATGTTCCCCGGCACCAGCCAGGCGGGCTCGTCGTTGCGGTATCAATCGCGCGGCGTGGCCTCGACCTTCCTTGGACCGTCGGCCGGCCTGATCGATGTCGCGTCTGAGGTTGCCAAACTTTCGGCCATGACCGCAGCGGGCGAAGCGACCACCGGGCAGAAGAAACGCCTTGCAGATCAGGCGGTGCAACTCGTGCCCTATTACAGCTATCCGGGCATGCGCGAGATGGTGAACCTCTTGAGGAGTGGCGATTGAGATTGATCGCTCTCGTCTTGGCTTTGGCCTGGACCGGATACGTCCTGCGTGAGTCGTGGCGATCAGGGGAGCTTAGCCTGAAGGGCGGCGCGATCCTGGCCGGATGTTTCATCTTGGTCAGCGTCCTTGCCTACCAATCGCGCGGCTATGTGTCGGACGACGTGCCGGCGACTTGTGGAAGCGGCCCGACTTCGTACGAGTGCTAGCGGTTAAAGGACTCGGTCATCTCTTGCGCATAGCGGCAAAGGTCGTCACTCGGTGGGGTTCGCCCGAGGTTGTCGACGGAAAGTGCGGCAATGCCTTGGAGAACCGCTGACCCGACTGGTGTTCCAGCATCTGCGGACATGACGAACTGGACGGAGGTGTTGAGCCGGTCCTGCTTCAGATTGTTCGATCCCTTGTGGCATGGCCCGACGAAGACCCAAGTGACGATAGTCTCCTCGGCGAATGACCGCTCCTTGCCTGTGAGCTTGTTCGCTTTGAATATTGCGTCGAGCCGGCCCTCATAGGACCGAACCATCTCGGTGTAGCTGAGCGTGACGAGACCGGCCGGCGCGGAGGCGGTGAGGCCGTAAAACAGCGCAGCAGCGAGTAGGATGTTCCGACCTCGCATGTGCCCACCTACTGTCTAATCGTGACAAAACACGGGTCGGATCGGTCGCCGCATGTGCTATTGCGGGAGCCAACGTAGGATATTTCGCCGGAAATATCCCTCTGCCAACTGAGCAGCAGCCATAGCTGAACGATGATCGCGACCAATGCGATCATGACGATGACCTCGTAAAATCTGATTTGCGAAAACCACTTCATGCCGCCCCTCCCCAAGAGGCCGGCGAGCATATCCGACCCGCACAACCAAGTCGACATGAAGGCCCTGCTCGCGCGGGGCCTTTTTCTATGAGGCTTCGATGCCATCACCCACCACCAATTTCGAGACCGGCTTTTTGTCGAGTTCGGCGCTCAAGGAGCCTGTGGCTCTGGCGACGACCGGCAATATCGCGCTCTCGGGGCTGCCGACGATTGACGGCGGTGCGGTTGAGGATGGCCTGCGCGTACTCGCTATGGCGCAGTCGGATGCTTCGGAGAATGGCATTTACATCGCGTCCTCTGGCGTCTGGCAGCGGGCATCGGACTTCAACAGCAACTCCGATGTGGTGAAGGGCACGAGGGTCTTCGTCACCGACGGCACCGTGAATACCGGCAAGGAGTTCTATGTCGCGTCCGAGAACCCGATTGTGTTGGGATCGACCAACCTCGTGTTCCTGCCCACGATCAGCGACGAGAACGCGTTCGAGGGATTGGCCGGCGGCACTGATGGCCAGGTTCTGACCAAGCAGAGCGGGACAGACTTCGATTATGGCTGGGAAACCCCATCCGGTGGAGGCGGTGGCTCGGTCGATAGCGTCAACGGGCTGACGGGGGTTGTTGTCCTCGATGCCGCGGACGTCGGGGCCCGCCCTGACACCTATGTCCCTGCCTTCGCCGACCTCACCAGCAAGCCCACGACGCTTTCGGGCTACGGCATCACCGACGGTCAGCCGCTCGATAGCGACCTGACGGCGATTGCCGGCGTCTCAACCACGGGGCTCATCACCCGCACGGCTTCGGGAACGGCGGCGGCGCGGACGCTCACGGCTCCTGCGGCGGGCATCACGATCACCAATCCGGCCGGTGTGGCAGGGAACCCAACGTTGGTCTTAGCCAACGATCTGGCGGCAGTCGAGGCCATATCCACCACGGGCTATGTGAAGCGCACCGGCTCGGAAACTTGGTCGACCGTCACCACGGTTCCCTTCTCGGATCTGTCCAGCACGCCGACCACGCTGAGCGGCTATGGCATCACGGATGCGCAGCCAATCGATGCGGACCTGTCCGCCATCGGCGCGCTTGCCTCTACGGGCATCCCTGTTCGCACCGCGGCCGATACTTGGGCGCAGCGCACACTGACGGCACCGGCCGCGGGGCTGACGATCACCAACCCGGCCGGCGTCGCGGGAAATCCGACCTTCGCATTTGCGAATGACCTCTCCGCACTGGAGGCATTGAGCGGCACCGGCTTTGCGAAGCGGACGGGAACCGACACGTGGTCGCTCTCGGCTTCGATCGACTTGACGTCGGAAGTTACGGGCGATCTGCCGTTCGCCAACATCGCGCAGATCGCAACCGCCCGCATCGTCGGTCGCACGACGGCCAGCACGGGCGATATCGAAGCCCTGACCGGGACGCAGGCGACGGCGCTGCTCGATGTCGTCGGAACTGGCACCAAGGGGCTCGCCCCCTCTTCGCCGGGCGGCACAACGGCGTTCCTTCGCGCTGACGCCACATGGGCTACCCCACCCGGAGGCGGAGGTGGTGGCGGGGATATGTTCGCCTCGGTTTATGACCCGCAGGCGATAGCAAACGACGCCTTTGCCCGCGCCAACCACACCGGCACGCAGACCGCTTCCACGATATCGGATTTCTCGACCGCCGCGGATGCTCGGATCAGCGCTGCGGTCGGCGTCTCGGTGCAGGGTCTCGATTCGGATCTCACAAGCTGGGCTGGCGTCACCCGTGCCTCTGGCTTCGACACCTTCGCTGCGACCCCATCGAGCGCGAACCTCCGGGCGCTGCTGACGGATGAGAGCGGAACTGGCGCGGCCCTGTTCGCTGGGGGCGCTCTGGGCACCCCGGCATCTGGCACGCTAACCAATGCGACCGGCCTGCCGATTGCCGGCCTCGTTGCCTCGACCTCGACGGCCATTGGCGTCGGAAGCATTGAACTCGGGCATGCGACCGATACGAGCCTGACCCGCGTCTCGGCCGGCGTCGTCGCCATCGAAGGATCGAACATTCTCACGGCCGCTACCGGCCAGCCGCTTGACGCCGATCTCACCGCCATCGCGGCCCTGTCCGGAACCAACACGATCTACTACCGCTCGGCGGCCAACACATGGACCGCGGTGACCGTAGCCGCGAGCCTCACCTTCTCCGGGGGCACCCTATCGGGCACAGCCTCCAGCGCCACGCAGGCAGGCGTTGTCGAACTCGCCACCGATGCCGAGACCATCACCGGCACCGACACCACCCGCGCCACGACCCCGGCCAACATCGCCGCCAAGACCTTCAAGGATTTCATATCCGGCATCATCGAGGCGCCGGCCAATGGCGATTATCGGCTGGTCGTGGACCTTCCCTATGGCCTGACGATCACCGAGACGGTGACGATCTGCGTCAGCGGCACGTGCACGGCGACCTTCAAGATCAACACGACGGCGCTCGGCGGCACGGCGAATAGCGTGTCCTCGTCAGAGCAGGCTCAAGCGCAGGCTTCGGCCAATGTCGCGGCGGCCGGTGACGATCTGGTGGTGACGATCAGCAGCAATTCGAGCTGCGTGCGCATGACGTTCAAGATCGAGTTCACCCGCGCGCTGGGCACCTGACATGCCGCAGTTTGTCTATATCGACGGTGGCGTCACGCCTCTCACCTTCTCCTTTGTCGATAGCGCCATCAATACAAATGTGGCGGCCATCACGATCCCCGTAACGGCGCAAGCCGACGATCTTGCGGTTCTTTGCCAGCAAGCATCGACGCAAGCGACGACCCCAGTCACGCCCTCCGGCTTCACGAACATCGCCAACGTCAATGGAACGACTGCGCCGACGCTTCGGCATATGGTCGATTACAAGGTGCTTTCAGCCGGCGATATCAGCGGCGGCTCAATCACCGGCATGGACGGTAGCGCCGATTGGAAGACGCTTCTGATTTTCAGGCCGAACCGGGCGATCGTGTCGCTCTCTGTGGTGAGCCTGACCGCGATTTGCTCTGACACTGGCGACCCTGGCGCTCAGACCATCACCCCGACCGCCGCCGGAATTCTTATTGGGTATACGGGGGCGACGGCGACGGGCACTGCGCCAAGTGGAACATTGGTCACGAACGGCACGCTGGTAGGAAACCCAGGCACAGCCGTACAGCGCACCTATTACGAAATCCAGAACAGTTCGCCGGCTAGCCGCACCCTCGACATGCCGGACAACGGTAACAGCAACGCCTGCGTCACGTTTGCGCTGCAAGGCACCTGATGCCCTTCCCCCATCCAGCCTCGACCGCAGCCGCCTCCGGGCGGCTTTTTCAATTCGGGTAACCAATGCCATCACCGACGACTAACTTTGAAACGGGCTTCCTCGCAAGCACCGCGATCAAAGAGCCGTGCACGGCTGCGACTACGGCCAACATCAACCTGTCTGGTCTTCAGACGGTCGATGGCGTGTCGCTCTCGGCAGGGCTGCGCGTGCTCGTCAAGAACCAGTCGAGCGGCGTCGACAATGGCGTGTGGGTGGTCTCAAGCGGGGCATGGGCGCGCGCGGCCGACTTCAATGCCAACTCGGATGTCGTCAAGGGCACCCGCATATTCATCACCGACGGCTCGGCCAATGCCGGGCTGGAATACTACGTCACCAGCGCCAATCCCGTTGTCATCGGGCAGAGCGCGCTCACCTTCGCCGTCGCCGTCACTACGGGTGGCTCGACCGTCCCGCAGAGCCGCAACATCCTCACCACGGAAGGCATCCAGGGCGGCGGCAATCTCACCGCCGACCGCACCTTCCGGCTCGACGTATCAAACCTTGGTACGCTTCCCAGCTCGATGCCGGATAGCGGGGATTTCTTCCCGCTCTATGACCTCTCGGCGGGCACCCACGTCAAGGTCACGTGGGGCAACCTGTCGTCCGCTTTCATCACTTCGGCCCGGCAGGTCAACACCGGTCCCGGCCTGACGGGCGGCGGCGACCTGTCGGCCAACCGAACCATAGCGCTCAACATCAACGCCCTGTCATCGCCATCATCGGTCGACACCGCGAACGACTATGTCCTGCTCTACAAGACCTCGTCCGGTGATCACCGGAAGGTTGCGCCGGACCAGTTGTTCGAAGGTGTCACGGTCGATGCGGCGAACCTGACCGGTGGTCCATTCGATGTCGCGATCAGCCCGAACAGTGGGGTAGCAGCCGGCTCCTATGGCAACGCCTCGACTGTGGCGGCCTTCTCCGTCGATCAATACGGACGGGTGACGTCGGCGGCCAATACCGCGATATCAATCACCTTCGGCCAGATATCCGACGGCCCCGGCTCACTCGTCGGTCAGGCCAGCAAGTTCTTGCAGGTCAATGGCACTGAAGATGGCTTTGATTTCGCGGCCGGCGCCTCGGTGTCGGTGTTCACCGATCTTGGTGATGTCCCCGGCTCCTACACCGGATCGGGCGGCCAGTTCCTGCGCGTGAAAATGACCGAGGACGGGCTGGAGTTCGAGCCCGGCGCTTCGGTAGCGGCCTTCACTGATCTGACCGATGTGCCATCCTCGTACTCCGGATCATCGCACTATCTCGTCAAGGTCAACTCCGGCTCGACCGCACTGGAATTCAGCGCGACCGTCCCGACGAACTCGGTGGCCACGGCCGGGCTACAGGACGCCGCAGTCACGCTGGCAAAGCTGGCAAACCTCGCGCAGGGCACGCTGATCGGCCGGCAATCGTCCGGCTCCGGCGTCCCGCAGGCCATCACGGTTTCGACCGGGCTCGCTTATTCCGGGGGCAATCTCCGGCTCGATGTCGATGGCCTGGTGGCGGAGACCAGCATTGACCGCGCGGTGGACACCTTCCCGCTCTGGGATGGCAGCGCGTCGGCTCTGCGCAAGGCCACCATCGCCAACATGATCGGGGCAAACCTGTCCCAGATTGCCGGGCTGTCCGCGCCCGGTGCCGATCGCATCGTCTTCTACGACTTCAGCGCGCTCTCCCTAGCATACTTGACCGTCGGCGCGGGGCTCTCGCTATCCGGCACGACGCTTACTGCATCTGCCTCAAACCCGACCATCCCTCTTATCGGCGCCTGCTCCGACGAAGTGACCGCGCTCACCACTGGCACGGCGAAGCTCACGTTTCGCATGCCGTTCGCCTTCACCCTGTCCGAGGTGCGGGCATCGCTGACCACGGCGCAGACTTCGGGAAGCATCGTCACCGTCGACATAAACGAGAACGGCACCACGATCCTCTCGACCAAACTGACCATTGACAACAACGAGAAGACCTCCACCACGGCCGCCACTCCCGCGGTGATATCCGACACCTCGCTGGCCGATGACGCTGAGATCACCATCGATATCGATCAGGTCGGCGCGGCGACCATTGCGAAGGGGCTCAAGGTCTACCTGATCGGGGCCAAGACATGAGCCTGATCATCAACCCTTATGTGTTCACTGCCCCTTCGGCTGGAGCGATCGTAGAGTTCGTTAACCTGTATCAATTCACTGCCTCTGCGTCGTCGTACATCGCGCCAGCGGTGCCACTTGGGGCGGATGAAGCAAACCGCGTGGTCTTGGTCGGCCGCATGTCCGAATCTACGGGGTCCACGACAAATGGGGGCCTGACGATAGGCGGGACAGCGGCAACACTTATCACCCCGGCCGGAACGAGTAGCGCAAGTGGTTATGGGAAGTGCGGTCTCTACTACCGGGTCGTTCCTACTGGAGCCACGGCCGATATTGTCGCCACCTTTGGCAGCACACAAAATGCTTGCGGCCTGGGGGTGTGGATTCTGAGGAACCTTATCTCTACGGCGCCTTACGACACGGCTGGGTCCAACGGCAACGCCACCGCGCCTATCGTTGTAGACGTTCCGGCGGGCGGCATCGGTGTTCGTCTCGGCTTCAGCACGGTAAACTTCAGCCCGACGATGTTTGCCGATGTAGATTTCGGCATATCTTTCGACACGCTTGATATCAAGGGTGAGTCCGAAGCTTTCGCTTCAGCAACCACGGTAACCGCGTCTGACGGTACTAACGCTGGCGCTGGTTTCAAGTGCGCCGCGTCTTTCGGCTAGCCAAATTTCACAGACATCTGCCACCGGCCGCCTTCACTGGCGGCTTTTTGTTGCCCAATAAGGAGATGATGACATGGCAAACGCTTATGTCGAAATAAGTCGTTCGGTGGCGACCTTGAAAGGCTCCGCCATCCATGGCCGCTGCCTCTTCTCCGAGGTGCTGGCGATCGGCGCTGAAGTCACCGGGACCGCTGTCACGGCGGCCATGCTCGCCAATGCTGGCAGCGGCGGGGGTGTCGCGCGGATCAGCACCGACGACACGGCTTGCTATGTCGCCATCGGGGCGACCCCTGATGCAGATGCGGCAACGGCAACGACGCTCACCTCCGCCCGCCGCTATCTCGGCGCGGGTCTGACTGTTGATCTGCCGATCCGCTTCGGCGAGGCGGTCTGCGTCAAGGCCGTCTCCTGATGGGCCGCTTCGGTCTAGGCCTCGGCTTGGGGCTGAGCAGGAGGGGAGGGGGTGGGGGAGGTGGCCCCGCGGCTTCCGCGAAGGTCGTCGGCCAGTCGTGGATGGGGCGCTCCGCAGCGACCAGCGAGGCTGGGACGGTCACCTATCACCAGACGTTTACGGTTGAGGCGACAGCGCGGAAATTCCGCCTCCGCTTCCTGAACCAAGACGCCTCCGCGATGACGATCCTCTCCGTGGCCATCGCCGCTTCGAAGCGGCTTGGGACCGGGGCGCAGCAGTACACACCCACTGAAGCCTACAAGGCGGTGACTTTTTCTGGCGCAGCCGGCGTTGTTGTCCCCGGTGGAAGCTCGACGCTGCTCGGTGGCGTCTGGTCCGATTGGATCGACTATGACACCGTGGCGCCGGATGACGGGACAAATCTTCCCGTCATGATGCTCCGAGCCGTGGTTGCGGCGGGTATGCACACGCACAGCTACTATTCGTTCACGCCTTGGGCCTCGCCGAGCAACTTCAACAATGGCCGCTTCCTCTACACATTCCGAGGCGATGGCGACTTCATAGCTTCTCCCGGATCGTTCCCTGGCACCGTCTATGACACGCCCTTCGTCATGGGCTTTGAATACGAATGCCTAACCACCAAAAAGGCGGTCACCTTCGCGGCGTTTGGAAACAGCGCAACCGAGGGCGCGGTCCAGAGCGGTCTTGGGAACTTCGGCAACGCATGGGAGTGGATGACTGTTTCCGCGCTGCGGAACGCCAATCCCGACGTCATCATCGGCTACGTCAATCACGGTGTGTCTTCGTCCACGTCCGGCCTGTGGTACGTGCGGTTGCAGGACTACGTCAATGACGGCGGCAAGGTGGATGCCTTCATTTATCCCACTTTTACATCCAACGACGGAACGCCTTCGCCCGCCGGAAACACAGCGCTCCAAGCGAACACCGCGCTAGCATGGGGCGTTATTGATCCAACCGAGAAGCCCGCGATTTATTGGCCCGGCATCCCAAACACGGGTTTTGCTTGGGACGCTACGACGGACGGTTATCGCCTTGATCAGCGCGCATGGACGCTCGCGCTCGCCCCCGGCCGTATGGTGGCCGATGTCGAAGCCCTCATTGGTACCGGCGCAACACCGAACCGCCTCATCCCGGCCTATACGACGGACAACACGCACCCCAATGAAGCCGGTTATGCGGCAATGGTGCCGGGCTTCCAGCCTGGAATGCAGGCGATTATCAACCTCTATAAAACGGCAACTGCGCCCGTCAACACGGTTGGTCCCGTGCTCTCCGGCAGCGCGAACGTCGGTGAGGTTCTTTCCGTATCGACCGGAACTTGGACTTCCTTGCTTGGAACGGCCCGTATCACCTACCAGTGGCTGCGAAACGGCACCCCGATTGTCGGAGCGACGGGTACGACTTATTCCATTGTGCCCTCGGACGCTGGAGCCACGATCTCCGTTGCCGTCACTGCAACCAATCTGATCGGGTCGACTACCGTTGCCATTGCCGGCTCTGGCGCGGTTGGCGCTGCGATCAATCCGACCGTCCTTTTCCAATCGAGCGAACGCGGTCTTTGGATCGATGCCAGCGACCCGGCCACGCTGCGCCAGACTAACACCGGAACTGCGGTCACGGCTGACGGTCAGACGGACGGCCTCGCCTTGTCGAAGTCACATTGGGGCAACTTGCCGATGGCGAGCGTCCTCGGCGCCAATATCGACACCAACGGTGATTTCAGCGGCGGCATTGGCACGTGGACTGACGCCAGCACGGCGCCCGGTTCTATCGCCGTGGTGTCCAACGCGCTGAACGTCATACATGGCGGCTCAGGCGGCATCGGGCGGGCGCGGAACACCTACACGGTAGTCGTCGGCAAGCGCTACCGATTCATCGTCTCGGCGAGCGGCGGCGGTCCAGCGGCTCAGCTCGGCACCGTAGCGGCGGGTGTCCAGTACGGCACCGCCACCCCCGGCACCGAGTTCTTCTTTGAGGCGACCACAACCACGCTGCATGTGCAGCTCGTCAACACGACGTCCGGCACGACGTCGATCTACGACAACATCTTCATCCAGGAAGTGCCGGGGGTACATGCTCGGCAAGCCACGGCTGGTCTCCGGCCGCTGTACCGCTCGGCCGGTTACATCGACCACGATGGGGTGGACGATCTACTGGTGGCGAACTTCGTCACCTCGATGGGCTCGGCCTGTACCGTGGCCTATGTGACCGCCAGCGGCGTCACCATCCTGACGGCCCAGACTATCGGCACGACGTTCAATCTGCCGGCCGCCGACTGGTACCAGATGGTCGTGATCAACCGAGCGCTCACCGGCACCGAGACCACAAACCTCACGGCATGGATGCGCGGCAAGGCCGGCATCTAGCCCTCCCTCCCCACACCCCGGAGCCCGCCATGTCGACGCTTCTGATCATCATCCTGATCTTGCTGCTGGTCGGCGCTCTCCCGCGATGGGGCTACAGCAGCGGGTGGGGCTTCGGCCCCTCCGGCATCGTCGGCATCCTCCTGGTCGTGCTGATCATCATGCTGCTGACGGGGCGTCTGTAGCGCTGTGTCGGACGAGCCCGTCACGCTGAAGGAACATATCCTCGCGCTTCTGGCGCAGATGGACCTTCGGCTGACGGCTGCAATCCTCGCCGCCAAAGAGGCCGTGAGCAAGGCCGAGACTGCCACGGAGAAGCGGTTCGAGAGCGTCAACGAGTTCCGGCAGACGCTATCCGACCAGGCAAAGAACTTCGTCTCTCGGATCGAATACGACGCCCTTCAGCGGCAAGTGACTGAGCTGAAGGACCGGTTCAACACGACCGAGGGCCGCACGAGCGGGCTTAGCCTCGGCTGGGGCATCCTCCTTTCCGTCATCACCGCGGCCGGCATCCTCGTCACGGTCTTCCTGAAGCTGAACTGACCTTCCCCGACAATCTGGAGATATTCATGGTCGCCATTACGGTTGAGCAGTTGAAGCGGCTTGCGCCGAACGGCCGGGCGGACATTCTGCGGGCCGTCGCTGATGGCGGGGCAGTCCTCGACAGCTACGGCATCAACACGCCGCTCCGCATCTGCCATTTCCTCGCCCAGGTCGCTCATGAAAGCGCGGGGTTCAGGACCACCAAGGAATACGCCTCTGGCGCGGCCTATGAGGGGCGGAAGAATCTCGGCAATACCCAGCCCGGCGACGGCAAGAGGTACAAGGGCAGGGGGCTGATCCAGCTCACCGGCCGGGCCAACTATCGCACCTACGGCAAGCGGCTGGGCATCGATCTTGAGGGAGACCCGGCGCAGGCCGAGGAGCCGGCGCTCTCGCTCCAGATCGCCTGCGAGTACTGGAAGGCGAACAACCTCAACGTTCTTGCCGACAAGGACGATGTCGCCGGCATTACCCGGAAAATCAACGGCGGATACAACGGGCTCGACGACCGGAAGAAATATCTCGCAAAGGCGAAGACGATGTGGGGTGTCCCGGTTGTTCCCAAGGCGCCTCCTGTGGTCAAACCGTCCGCCACCCCGCTTCAGGTGCAGTCCGACCCCGACAAGGCCGTCATGGTCGAAGGCTACAGCAAGGAAGTCGTCGAGAGCGCGCAGAAGACGCTGGCCTCCAAGGGCTACGATCCCGGCATCATCGACGGCAAGTATGGCTCCGGCACCATCGGTGCCATCAGCAAGGCGCAGGCCGAGAACGGCGCCCCGGTCACCGGCAAGCTCGATGACGCCACGCTGGCGCTGATCGCCTCGATGCCGCAGCGGCCCATCTCTGACGCCCGCAAGGCAGTCACTACCGAGACGCTGCGCGAGGCCAAGAGCACGACCGTGGCCGCCGCTGACAAGGGCAGTTGGTGGTCCAAGGTCACCATATGGGCGGGCGGGCTGCTAACCGGCGGCAAGGTGGCGAACGATACCGGCGCGCTCGACGGCGTGCAGACGCTGCTCGGTCAAGGGCAGCAGGTTCGGGAGGTGGTCACGACCGGCATCGACCTCGGCGGCTGGGTGCAGGCAGCCGTCCTGCAATTCTGGCCCGTGGCCGTACTCGGCGCGGGCATCGCGGCGTTCTTCGCCTTCAAGAAGATCAAGACGGTTCGGACTGAGGCGGTGCGCCAAGGCGCCGATGTGTCCGGATGATTTTCACATCGCTCCTTTCGTTCGCCTTCTCGCCGATCGGCCGCTGGATCGCAGGCGCGGCGGCCATCATCGCCGTGCTGCTCTCGCTCGGCCTCTACTTCGATCACAAGGGTGCGTCACGCATCCAGGCCCGCTGGGACGCTGCCAATCGTGCGGCGGCGGTCGCAGCGCAGCGCCGGGACGAACAGGCAGCAATCACGGTCGGGCAGGGCTCCAGCCAGCAGCTCGAAGCCGCCCAGCAAACCATCAACGAGTTGTCGCAAACGAGGGATGAATATGCCGAACAGCTCGATGCGGCTGAGGCCGCCCGTCAAAAGGCAGAGGACAAGCTGCGGGACAAGAAGTGCCCGGCGCCAGCTCGCCGTGGGGCTCCTGTGCTTGATCAGCGTGGGGTTGACAGCCTGCGCGCACCAGCAGTCCGGAACGCCCAGCCTAAGCGTTAATGTCCCACCGGCACCGCCGGTCTGCAATCGCCCGGCACCCGTCCAGCGCAAGCCGGGTGTCGCCGTGGACTACCGACTTGCCAAGAGCCTTGCAGGTGAACGTGACGCCGCCCTGCTGCGCCTCGACGGATGCCGCGAGGGCTGGAATTCGATGTCGGCCAGGTATCGAACAGCAAAGCCATGACGTGCCGTGGACTGGTGGTACTGCGGCCGATTGTGGCGCGCGCGACAGCTTGGTGAGAGCAGATGCAAGACCCCATAAAGGAATCGGGCTCGCCATGCAGGCGGCCGCCAACGATAGCGCGATGAGAAAGTGGAAGCGCTTGCAAAGGCCCTCCTTGAGGGTGGGCCGCCGTTCTATCTCGCCATCGCCTCGATCTTTCTCAACATGGGGCTTTTGTATTTCATCCGGACGATCCTCAAGGATACCCGGTCGGAAAACCGCGATCTAATCGAAGCCCTGATCCGCTCAACCGACGCCATAGATGCGTCGAGTGATACCCGCGATGAGATACTGGATCTCGTCCGAACCATGCAGCATGGGCAGGAAATGTCCTTCGCGAAGAACGAGAGCATGCTCTCGGAAATCAAGAGCCAGGGCGCAAAGATCGAGACCCTTCTCACGATCTCCACCCGCAGAACGTGGGATGCGTGATGTTGTTTCGTCAGATCCTCAATCTGCTCAGGGGCAAGCGGCCGCCCGAGCTTCAGCAGGCCGTGGATGCACATCGGCGCGCTGTCGAGCGCAGCGTCCGGGATGCCCATTGGATGGCGCACGTTGCGCGGGACGCCCGACTGAACGTCCGTTCAGCGATTGAAAGTGTCGACCGTAGCTGGGAACGCTAATGAATACTGGCATCGCATTTCCTCGGCCGCGCACGCTCCTGCTGCTGAATGTGCTCCTGATCATCTCGTTCTGGATCGGCATTCCAGACTGGATACCGGAGTGGATCGCTATCGCTATCCAGAGCGTTCGCGCGTCGGTGGCGCTCATGGTGGTCATCATCTATGGCTGGTCGATCGTCCGCATCTTGCGCGAGAATGATGCCGACCCATCGCACGGGCTGGTCATCGGAATTTTCCTCGCGTTCTTCGCGGATATCGTGGGGTCCGCCTACGGGATGGCCTGGCGCTGGAACGGCCGCCCTCCCGACTGGCCCATGATGGGCTTCTGGCAGTTCCCCGCCTACCTCACGACCATAGCCGCCATCCACCACATCGCAGTTCCGAACGCAATCAACGGCAAGATCCCGCGGCGCCGGATCATCTGGCTGGGGGTAGCTTTCGGGCTCGCCTGCCTTATCGCAGGCATGGTGATTGGGTCGCAGCTCGCGCGCATGGGGATTGTGCCAGTATGACCCCACCACCCTCGATCCATCCCCACCTCAACTTCATCGCCGTGACGCACGAGCATATTCAGGTCAACGGGACAGCGGACGATCTGAAGGTGCTGGTGCAGAAGATACTGGAGGCGCTTCGGGATGCTGGAGCGCTGGCTCCTGTGGATTGGCTGGACGTGTGAGGGGCATTTAGGCCAAGGGGAAGACCTTCGTGGGCTCAGGATCGAGGGTGGCGACCCCATCGGGGGTGTCCGGTAGATCAATGACGACCTTTACGAGGGAGCTCACCGGTGGCCGGTCGATCCCCATCACGCGAAGTGCCTCGACCCCGGGATCGACGCCATCAATCTCGGCCTTTAGAACCGCCTTTCGCATCGTAGCGAAGGCCCTATGGTTGCAGTGCAAAATGTACTGATCCATCACCCTCTCCATTCCCCAGCTTCGGCCGCTCGGCCAAAGGGCCTGCCGGTGCCTGACCGGCGTTCCCCAGACTGTAGCTTGCCCGCTCTCCTGAAAATGGAGGGCGGGCCTTTTTGCTATCGCCGGCTCAGGTCGGCAATCATGCCATCCAGTGCGCTCGGCCGCATAGCATCTTCCATGCGCCAGCCGAGTTCCCATGCCGCGTTCTTGGCCGACCATTCCTCGACCGTTTCGCCCGTCTTAACAGGCAAGTTTTCAGCCTTCAGATACGGATTGTCGAAGACGGAGCGGCCAAGCGCTCGCGCGTTGGCGCCCTGCTTCTGTAGGTCGAGGCTCTCTTGCTCGGTCATGGTCGACCCTGTCTATCACTTGGCGCCGCTGGTCTCACTCGTTGAGGCCGGCGGCGCTGCTTTCGTTTCGAACATCGCCACTGCCTCCCTGACACATGTCTCGCAGTAATCCGCGGCCTCATATTCGCCGATGGTGACGAGCCTATCTGACTGCTGATAGCAGCCGTGGCAACTCAGTTTGGCCCCCGCGTCTGCGACTAGGAGCCTGACATATTTGGGCCGGAAGGACATGGCGCTCACTTCCCCCTCCTATGCTCTGCCAGTGCGGCGCGGCCGGCGTCTTCCAGCGCCCAACCCTTCTTGCCGTATCGAGCGAGGCCGGCCTTGCGGAGCTTCTGACGAGCCTGGTTCTGCTCCTCGGTGCCGCAGGGCAATCCTCTCCTGAAGGTCGGGCCGACCCGCTCCAACGCTTCGAGGAATTGATATTGTTCGGCGTCCATCATCCCTCCTTCTCCTCTATGAGAGCGGAGGGGGTGGCCAGCCAATCAGCAAAAACGTACCAAGGGTCGCCGGGCTCGGCGCCGTATTCATCATCCTCGCCGTCCTGGTCAGGATCGAAGCCACCAGGCTTCGGGACGATGAGCCCGAGTTTCTCGGCGGCGTCCTGAACAACGTCGCCATTCTCACAGCCCTCCCAAGCTTCGCGGATGCGCGCGCGGGCAAACTCTTTGAGACTTTCTAACTGTTCAGCTGTGAGGCCCATCACTCCATCTCCTTCTGTAGATATTTGGTGCTTCCCCTTGCGAACGCAGTGCCGAATGGTAGAATCTCGGCATGATTCATCGCGGTTTCCGCTTTCGTCTCTATCCCACAGATGAGCAGCAGGCCGCGTTTCGGCACTTCTCTGGAGTGTGCCGTCTGGTCTATAATCTTGCTCTTGAGCAGCGCCGCGATTGGAACAAGCAATACGTAGCCGCTACCGGACGGCCGCTGAATTTCTGCCAGCAGTCCAGCGAGCTTACTCAGCTGCGCGTCGAGTTCGATTTCATCGCCGCGGTTACGCGTACATGTCTCCAAGAATCGCTGCGCGATCTGGACACGGCCTTTCGGAAGTTCTTCTCCGGGCGCGCCAGATATCCGACCCCGAGAAAAAAGGGTGTCGATGACCGGTTTCGTTTCATGGGGAGGGAGATCGGCCTTCGATCTCTCAACGCCAAGTGGGGGTGCGTTCGTCTGCCGAAGATCGGTTGGATAAAATTCCGCCAGTCGCGCGCACTCCGCGGAGAAATCAAAACCGTCACCATCTCCTATGACGCGCTTGGGTGGCACGTATCGTTCGGGTGCGCGATTGAACACGAGCCGCCTACGAATATCTGCCCGTCTGTTGGCATTGACCGCGGCGTGGCCCAGACCCTCACCTTCTCTACCGGAGAGAGCCTTTCGATCCCCGCCAGCCTTGAGACGATAGATCGGCGCTATCGGAATGCGCAGCGCACGCTTTCCCGCCGTAAACGGGGGTCTAAGCGCCGGCTGAAAGCACTCCGTCGGGTAGCTTCCATCAGCGCCAGGCGTGCGCGCGTGCGCCTTGATTGGCAGCACAAGGCATCGGCGGGCATAGTTGGCCGCTTCGGCACTGTGGTGCTGGAGGACCTGAAGGTTAAAAGGATGACGGCTGCAGGCGTCGGTACCGGTGCCGGCCAGAAGGCGGGTCTCAACCGCGGAATCCTGAACCAGGGATGGAGCGCCTTCGCGACGCTGCTTGCCTACAAGCTTGAAGAACGCGGGGGAGGGCTCATTCTCGTCGATCCCGCCTATACCTCGCAGACGTGTTCGGAATGCGGAGTCGTGGACAGGGAGAGCCGCAAGAGCCAAGCGGTTTTCGCCTGCCAGCATTGCGGCTTCCGTGCCCATGCCGACCACAACGCTGCGATCAACATCTTGCGCCGGAACACGGCGTCTATGCGCGTGGAGGGGGTGCCTTTTGCCCCCTATGAAACGCGAACTGTAAACGCCGCTCGCGCGGCGGGATGTTAACTGTTCATCAGGAGGGGTTGTTGTCCGCTCAGTCTCGGCGGCCACCCTCTCGATCATGTCAGGCTTGTTCATGGGGTGCTCCTGCATTGGTCCCGACATCCTTCAGAGCCGCATCGCGAGCGGCGTTGAGTTCGGCCATGGCGTCGTGCGATCCGCCGGGGCGGTCGGGATGCCGTTCTTTCGACAGACGGCGATATGCGGCGTCTATGTTCTCGGCAACGACCGGGCCGCTGGTGATAATGCCGAGCACATCTCGCCATGGACGCTTGGCGCCGGGCGGCGGCAATGCGGCAAAGCCGGTGAACATCTCGGCTACCGACGCGACCCCGTGGCGCTCAATCTTCCTCGTCGCCTCGATATGCGCAGCCACCGCCGCGATATTGTCAGCCACTCGGTCATAGGTGTCGCACGGCATGCAATGCGGCTTACCGGCGAGTTGAAAATAGACGGCTACGCCGGGGTCAATCGGCTCCGACTGCCCGCTGCGCGGGAGACCGTTGAGCTTCAATTCGAGGTTCGAGGACAGGACCGGTAGGCGGGCGCCTAGCGCCGCCAGTTCGCCCTGAAGCCGAGTGACCGCCTCGCTGATCGTCAGCTTGGTCTTGGAGCCGGTTCGACCCGTTGTGCCGAATGACGCTGATTTACGCAGCGTCTTGCGCGGGCGTCCGGCAGGCCATTGAAGAGGATAGGCCTGGGTCTCGCTCAC